GTAATAACATCATCAAGCTGCTTCCTATACTTCTTGAATACTTCTGGAGACTTACCATCCATAATCTTCAAGGATACAGTAGGGTCAACTGTAAACTCAGACCCATCTTGGGCATTAACTGTAAATGGAGCATAATCTACTGTTCTTACATAAGTAGGATACTCATATATCTCAGTAGTAAAAGGATTGTACCACACTTTACCAGTGACAAGAGCAGCTTCTCCAACTCCCTTATCATCCCCATAAAGGCTTACTTTAATACCTTCATGTCCAGCATCAATTCTCTCACAAGATGATAGACTTATCATCCCTATAAAGGCTATTAACAGCCCAATTAAAAACTTACTTTTCATGTTTTCTTTTTAAATTTATTGTTGTAAAACATTTGGTCTTGTAGGAAACCAAGAATATTAATACTAATAAGAAGAACCCTACAATGTTCTCCATTGTGTTGGCTTGTGAAATCATCTCGAAAGATAAGTTAATTCCTAATATGAATGCCACTATCCATATTGAACCTTTAATTATATTCATCATAAATTCTAATACTTTGTCCATTCTAAATCAATAGGTATCTTCCAAGAATCTCTCATAGATAAGTGAACTCCATCAAACTCTTTATGGAACCTGCTTGTTCTTGGAAACTTGAAACTTCTATAGGTATTCTTTGGTTTCCTTCTTTGCCCATTTCTCCATTTCTTTTTAGTTAAAACTCTCCCTTTGCTCATATTTCCAATAGTTTTATGTAAGTTCTTCCACCATCCTTATCATACCATAGCAATAGTATATACTTGTTATAGCTTGTGATTAAGTCAAAATAAGGGTGGTACCTAACAAAAGTCTTTATTAGTAAGATAATACCTAACAATCCTACTATAATTGATACAAATAACATACTACCTACACTATAAATGATTTAATTACCCAATACAGCATAGGTGAAACTTACTCCACCAAGCTCTTCACATATCCTTTTGAGATGTGCTTCAAGCCTCTGTTTCTTAGTAAGTTTCTCCCAATCTCTGGGTTTAACAAAGTAAGGAGCTTCTTTTCCTATCATGTACTCATAAGCATCCATACTAAGGTTGAGAGATTGACCAGCAGGTTTACACTTTCTGGTTTTTACAGTAATAGTTTGAATATCCTTCTTACCATCACTCTTCTTACCTTCTACTCTCATAGAGGAAGTATCATAACCTGTGCCTACTTTTTCTTCCTCAAGAGCTTTAGCCTGCTCTTGGCTCAGCATCACACTACCTTGTAATGTGACACTGAGACTTACTTTGATTTCATTATTCATCTGAATCTTTATTACCAAGCATAGCTCTCATAAGAAGCATACCCAACATGGCTTCTGGACCTTCACCTGCCAAATTCTTAGCTGTAAGAGCAACAACAATCTTTTGCTGTTGGTCTGCAATGAATTTCTGCAAGTCCATAGGCAGAGTACCAACAGAATTTAAGATTTCAAGTTGATAATTAGAATTAATCAACCAAGTTTTCAATTCAGCTTTACTCTCTTCTGTGAGAAATAAGCCATAGTATTCAAAGTCTTTCATATAATTGTTTATTAAGAATTTACCCTTGAGCATTTCTTGTGATTTACAAGGTAGAAATGTCTGACAGCCCATAACACCCTTAGTAGTTTAACTACCAACATCTGTGTTTTCTGTATTTACTGTATTGCAGAAAACACCTGACCAAAACCATTTACAATTGTGGAGCATGAGGGATTTGAACCCTCGTCTTACCAATCTTTAATAAAAGAATTTCACATGCTTACCTATTTGATATGTGGTTGGTTATCCACTGGGGTTGACCAGAAATCAACACAATCCACCACTTGCATTAATCTATGCAAGAAATCTTGTTTTGCACCTTTCTGTTTCCAAGCAAGTACTGCTCAGCCTGTTTAGGCAGCAACTCTATAAGTGTTGTCAGTTAATTGTTTGTTGTCTCTCCAACTGTCTCTGCATGTTCTCTTATCAAATAATCAGCAATCAAAGCCAAATTATGCCCCTTGGTAAATGGATTCATTTCATATTGAAAGAATGTCCTAACAAAGTCAAATCAGTTTCCTATTGAAACTTAATTATAAAAGTCACGTAACTTTTTCTTTGTATCCCCACATTTAAGTTTTGCATTAAGTGGTTATAGCTTACCTATAAGCATCACATTTTGCTTTCCTTCAGGTTACCTCTGCTTAGTAGAAATAGTGAGCTAAATCCCCCATTGTATCTCCACTGAGACTCGAACTCACAACCTACAGATTAGAAGTCTGTTGCTCTATCCAATTGAGCTATGGAGACATCACAAAAGGAGACCTATATTCACATACCAGTCTCCTGTAGCAATATTACTATTGCCCGAACTAAAATTGAGTACCCCCAAGAAGACTCGAACTTCTAATCTTTATAAATAGAGCCATTCAATATTTGTTGAATGTTTCCTCTTGATACATTATATCTCTCAGCTATTTTATACTGAGACAAATGCTCTACATTATAAAGTCTTTTAATTTCATTAATATCCTCCTTAGAAAATTGACCATGCTTATATGTTGGAACTCTTAGCCCAGTTTCAAAAGCATGTATGGTATTACCAGAAGATGTGGTCCATTCCAAATTACTTGCATTGTTATTTGTTTTGTTTCCATCTTTATGGTTTACTGTGTCAAATCCATTAGGATTGGGGATGAAAGTAGATGCTATTAATTTATGCACAGTAAAAGTTTTACATCTGCCATCTATACTTAAATTAACCATCATATATCCTCTTGGACCTACTCTTTGTTTTAAGTATCTATTTCTCTTAGTACTATAAATTCTTCCATCTTTTGTAGCCCAATAATTATCTCTTATTAATTTTAGTTCTTCCATATTATATCTTTTAGTGTCCTCACCCAGAGTCGAACTGGGGTCTATTTCTTAGGAGGAAATTGTTCTATCCACTGAACTATGAGGGCAGTTTGAGTAGCTGTGTTTCACAACATGAGCTACTCTAAAAACATAAATAAAATGAAATCCTTTATAAACACATATTTAAAATAAATCCTTGACACTCTCACCTAATATCTTGACAGCTTTAATGGCATCCTCTTGATTCTTGAAATAAATTACACCTGCATATTGTACCATATTATGCTGATATACACCAACACCTCTCCAACTTGTACCATATCATAAGGACATAAGAACTTATATTGTTTCATGTTCCTTACTTGTGGGTCACTTAACCTAATGTTTGTAAAAACTACATAAATTGTCCGTACTATTTGATTATAGTTTATTTGAGTTCTTCATCAAGGTGATTGAAATACTTATTTAATGTAAGTATCTCAAGCTCCTCTTTGTTAATAGTTTTATAACACACTCCAATAAGTATTAATACAAGTATAAGACCATGAATAAAATATCCATTATCATAAATACTGTCAATACCCATCATATATAATAAGGTAACAAGAATGGTTACATATAATAACACACCTTTTATAATTAGTTTGAATGTTCTCATTTTGTTAATTGTTTAATAGTTTGATGATACATAAGTATAGCACCTAATGGCTTACCCTCTGTTATATTGCTTATTTCCTTCTTGAGTCTCCTATCTTTATTAAGAGACTCAAGTTTTCTGAAATCATTCATTGTCTTCATTATATCTGTCTATATTTCCAGAAGGATAAAATAAATACAATGCACCACATATTACTGTTGTAAGTGCTGTAAAAGTAGTTACTATTCCTGTGATTGCTGATAGTATTCCTATGATAGCTATGAATCCATAAATATTTTTCATTATCTTTTTCTTTTATATTTACTGAATTCTCTTCTTGCAATATCACCTCTTTTAAAGGTCTGCATTGTGATGCTATTGTCTGATGCAATTACTATTGACCATTCAAAAGCATGTGTCCCAAACAGTGAAACTGTTCTGCCTAAAGCATCTGTAACTGTAGCTCTTAGTTCAGAACTACAATTATTTCTATTATATTTCTTAGCCATAATCACTCAAATATGATATTTAGTATTCTTCTCCATTTTGATAATGGTTTTGGAGTTGGATTCTGCTTTGTTGCAAATTGTCCTTCTCTTGTTATTTTCCTATTTACATTTACTTGCTCCTTGCCTACAGTCATAAAACAAGCATTTGTTCTGTTATTATGATTTGGCTCAGTCAAATACTTATAATAGTGTTGAGAAACAGCTTTATAAGTTCTCCCAATTGATTGTGAGGCTTGTCTTAAAGCTCTGGATATATTATCAGGAGACTCTTTAACACAATTAATAATAATTGCATCTTCTTCTGGAGTATAAGTTCTTCTTCTGTAATTTGATTGTTCCATATGTTTATAAGTTAATTTGTTAATAATTGAAGCACATACTGGATTTGAACCAGTGACCTTCACAACAACTACCTTTAATAATCATTGATGTGATGCTCTAACCCTTAAGCTAATGTGCCTTTGATTCTTGAGGTTATCTATTTGCAGATGTGTACTTTTCCTTAAATAGGCTGACTATCTTATTAATGTTCCTTTACTCGGTTTAATAATTATAAGTCCCTCTGGAGTTTCTGACTTACCTCTTATATTGATAATTATGTCTAAGTATTAACACTACTGACTTTTGTCTCAAGTAGGACTTACAGGTTGCTATTCTCTTACAATATTTCATCTTTCAGGTGGATGTTTGTTGAGTCCCCTAAGTGGTCAACACATGAAATAGCATCACTCAATATCTTATCCTTATTATTTATTCTATTATATTAGTTATTTCTTAACACATTTTAATAGTATGTGTCCTGTCAAATGCTACTATTATTCACATTTGATTGCCTAAATTAGTCCATTGGTAGGCACATTATGTGTATATTATAAGCATGATTAGTGCTTAATTAAACAATAAGATACTCTGTTCACAAAGATTAAAACAGTAAATACAGCTATTCTATTACTCCTCTTTTTCTTTTTGTGATGTCTTTGAATGTGGCATAATGTGGGAAGAATGTTACAGACTAACACTCACTCTTCCACACTTTCACACTATCAACAAACATAGAAAGAAAGAGTAAAGAAAGGACATTTAAGACACTATTCTTCATGCACTCTAATACAAGCTCTAATGCAATAAGATTGACTACTTAAAGCATACATCATTCATCAAAGTACTATTAATACTCAACAATAAATGATGTTAATGATATTAACACTCTAGAAGAGATAAGTAATAATAAGCTGGAAAAGCCTATAAACTATATCACTTCTGGAGATACCAAGCACTATTAATGATAGAAAGAACATCTATTAATGCTCAGAAGAATAGAGAAGAAAGAGGGCAAATGCCCTCAATCATTAGAATGTTGCCAACACTGGTGCACCACCTGTGCCTTCTTCATGCAGAAGCCAGAATGAGCTACCATCAGGTGCTTCAACATTTGACACCATTGGATGTGCAGGAATACCCTTCACTGCAACTGCTCCTGTCTTAGCACCAAATGTGAAGAACAGCTTGTTGGTCTTAGGATTCTGCTTCACTTGGATTTTGTCTACATGTTGAGCTGCTTTAAACTGTTCAACTGTCAATGTCTCACGGAATTTTAACTGATTGTCCATAATGTAAATGATTAAATTGTTAATGAATAATTTGTTTAACCATAGGGGGTGGAACCCCACTGGCTAAGTGATGGGGGAGGTGGGGTTGGTGTATATCTCCCTCATGACTATGAATCAAAAAAAAAAATTAAAAAAAAAAATTAAAAAAAAAAATTAAATTATTTGGATAGTATCTATTATATACTTATCTTTGACCAAAAATTAAAAGTATGAAAGAGAAGAGTTATAATTTATTTGGGAGTACTTGGAGAATACAGTTTGTAGATGAAGTAGTTGATGAAAATGATAAGTGGTTATTTGGAGAAACAGAGAGTCCCTCAAGGGTAATAACTATTAGCACAAAGAAGCCTGATGGTAGTAAACTTTCAAAGGATGAAATTGAACTTACTGTCCTACATGAAATAGTACATTCTATATTCCAAACTGGACAATATATGAGTTGTGATAATGATGAACCATTAGTAGAATGGACTGCAAGATGTTTAAAAGCCTTAAAAGAACAGCATATTATATAGTCAATAGTTAAACTTTCATAAATAATAGCCCCAGATTTGGATATGTCATTTATTTTTTGTATGTTTGCACCAGAATTAGAACTATACATCTAATTTCTCCTCCAAAGAAGTCCCTTGCAGAAGTTCAGGCTTTGGAGCTGACAGGGTAGTAATCCACTTCTCCCATAAATAGGGAGCTTATATAAAGGCTGGTATGCCTGTGGATGAGGTGAAAATCCTGCTAAAAAATGCCTTGATTATAAGTTACAGTAGCACACCTATGTATATGAGAAAAGGTTGAGGGTAAAGTGCTCTTGGGGATTAACCGCCTGTAATGAAGTATCATGGTAGGGGTACTGGAAACTTTACTCTGGCAGAGAACCAATCTGCTCAAGGGATTGTTATACACTTTAAAAAACAAACAAATATATGAAAAGAGTTATTGAAGAAGTTATAAAGAATGTAAACATTGTCAAGTGTGAAGGTGCTATCTGTGTGTCAGTTAATAGTAATGACAGGAGATACTATGCACAAGGAGTTAGCTCAAGAATGTTGGATGTAAAGAGATATAAGGTATGAATAAACTAAAAAGTAGTTTGCTTTGGCTGTGGCAGTTACCACAGAATTTGTGTGGTATAATCTATAGGTCTATATCTAAAGATAATAGAATATGTGTTATAGAGAATGATGACTCAAGAAGTGTAGGTGCTAAAGTATATTTACAAAGAGCTAAGGGTGGTGTAACTCTTGGAAAATATGTGTTTATTAATCAAGATTACACTGACAAGGAAGCAGTTATAAAACATGAATGTGGTCATGTAAAACAGAGTAAGATACTTGGTCCTTTATATTTATTAGTTATTGGTATTCCCTCTATACTACATGCCTGGCTTAATAATTATATTGGATGTTGTTGGAAGAATGGAAAATACAATTATTATCATTTTTATACTGAAAAATGGGCTAATAAGTTGATGGGTATTGAATCTTGAATTAAGATTCAACCCATTATCTTAATTCACTTCTGGAGTATTTTCGTACTATCTTGAAAATAATTAGTGAAAGATTTGCATATCTCAAATATTTGACTTATCTTTGCATCATGATTAGAAGATAAGAACATTGTTCCATAGTATAATGGTTATTACACCTGATTTTGGCTCAAGTAATGTAGGTTCAATTCCTGCTGGAACAACAATAAATGCCCTGTTGGTGTAATGGAAGCACAAGACTCTTCTAAAGTTTTAGATAAGGTTCGAGTCCTTAATGGGGTACTTTTGAAGGTGGATTTTTTTTTTGTTTCATGATTTTTAAAGAGTGGACTATCTGGTCTGTGAAGATAGGATAGTCAAAATGGTGGGTTGGACAAATTGGTTAAGTCACTGCCCTTTCAAGGCAGTCATTAGGGGTTCAAATCCCCTACCCATTACAAAATAGTCTATGTAGCTTAATGGTTAAAGTGCTGCACTGTCAATGCAGAGAACAGGGTTCAATTCCCTCATAGACTGCCCTGAACTAAGTCCTATCTCAAAGAGTTGAGTAGGCAAATGGAGAGATAACTCAGTGGGACTGGGACTTGTCTTGAAAACAAAGTGGTCATTTATTTGACTGGGGGTCGGGACCTCATTTCTCCGCATTATGGTACAGATATTTAGAAAACAAGGTTGGTGTCTCAACCCTAATGATAAGATAGTGAATGCTATCTTGAAAAGATGTGAGATTAATAATGGTGAGTGTCCCTGTCATAATACAGGAGAGGATAAGAAATGTCCATGTTCTGATTATAGAGAACATGATACTTGTCATTGTGGACCTTATTTGAAGCTGGAGGATTAACCCTAATGGTAAGGGAACTGTTTGCTAAACAGTGAGTAGTCTAAAAGGATGTATAGGTTCAAATCCTATATCCTCCGCAATATAGAGTAGTTGGGTAATTGGTCAACCCCCTGCATTTGGGATGCAGAAATTGGAAGTTCGAGTCTTCTCTACTCTACAAATGGGTCATGTAGTGTAATTGGCTAACACATCACATTTGCACTGTGAAGTTGGGGTTCAAGTCCCACATGTATCCACTGTTTCATGTTTTCATAATGTTTGTTTTTTTTTTTACAGGTATTGGGCACACCTTAAGTGTCCTACACTGCTCCTTAGTTCAGTGGTTTAGAATAGTTCCCTTACAAGGAAAAGGTCATTAGTTCGATTCTAATAGGAGCAACTAAATGGGTTGTTAGCTCAATGGTAGAGCAAGAAGCTGTTAACTTCGAGGTTATAAGTTCGAGTCTTATACTTCCCGCATAATGTATCCTTAGTTTAATGGTAGAATGATGGTCTCCAAAACCATAGGTAGTAGTTCGATTCTATTAGGGTATGCTTAAATTGGTACATCTTCTAAAGGTTAGGAAACATCCCTGATAAGGATGCAATCACAGTTCAATTCTGTGTGTACCAACTCATATTCTGATATACTTCAATAGGTAGAAGGCTGCTCTCATAAGGCAGTAGTTATAGGTTCAAGTCCTATTATCAGAACTGTGTGGATAGCTTATCTGGTAAAAGTGCTTCACTGTGGATGAAGAGATAGGGTTCGAGTCCCTGCCACACCCTTTTAACTTATAATGCTGAGGTAGCACAAGTGGTAAATGCAGATGGCTTATATCCATAAGATAGTGGGTTCAAATCCTACCCTCAGTACAATTAAATACCTCTATAGCTGAATGGTTAAAGCTGCTCCCTCTTAAGGAGAAGATTCTAAGTTCGATTCTTAGTGGAGGTACATATTCCCCTATAGCAGACAGGTGTAGGCAATAGACTTTTAATCTATGAGGTGGGGTTCAATTCCTCATGGGGGAACAAATATAATGGGTACATAACATCAGCAGACTGTAAATCTGCCCTCCTTTATCAAATTGATGTAATGGACTTTGGAGTAGGGGAGTTCGAGTCTCTCTGTGCCCACTTATTAATGGAAACTTAGCAAAGGTGGTCTATGCGGGGGACTGAAAATCCTTAGATAATGGTTCAACTCCATTAGTTTCCACAAAATAATGAATTATGGATAAAGTTTTATACAATTGGTTAGAAAAACAATTCTATCATGATAATCATAAAAGGTATCATAAGTACTTTAAGGAGTGGATAGATAATATAACTGATTCTCAAATTCAATATTTTGAGAAGCAAAGAATAAATGTTCTAACTGGTGCTATGATTCAACACTAATGCCCTCATGGTGAAATGGTTAAGACACGTCTGATTTAGGCTCAGAAGGCTGTAGGTTCGACTCCTACTGAGGGTACAAAAAAAAAATATGCAGATTTACTTGCATATATAAATTATAATACATATCTTTGTAACATCAAATTAAAACAACATGATAGATACATTTGGAGATAATCTGTTAGAAGGTTTTGAATATGAATCTCCTTCACATGAAGGAAATCAATTTAAAGACTTTCTATGTGTACTTGAAGGATTCAAGACTAAGTTTAAGAATCTTCATTGGTCAGCATATAGTAATTCAATCCATGTAAGAATTGATGAACTTATTGATGAAATATCTGATTATCAAGATATTCTTGCAGAAGAAGTTCAAGGTATTCAAGGACAGCTTGAACCAAACTTCCTTAAGGGAACTAACTTTGATTTCACTTGTCCTCATGAAGCAATTGATAATCTGATAAGTAGAACTGATACTTTTTATTCTAAGTTACCTCAGTCTTCTAACTTTGCTGGAGTTAGAAGTGAGTGTGAAGCCTTCATCACTAATCTTCACAAGTATAGGTACTTGTTTGAATTATGTAGAAAAGGTGCAATGGATTAAGATAGCCCCATAGTCCAATGGTCAAGAGACAGTAGATTTAAGCTCTACCCAGTGAGGGTTCGACTCCCTCTGGGGTTACTATGCTTCTTTAATATAAAGGTTATTATGCTTCACTTGTAATGAAGTCATATAGGTTCGAGTCCTATAAGAAGCTCAGCAAGTTACTAAAAGCTGCCATTCATACAGTGAGAGAGTAACATCCTGTGCTACTATGAATACCTTATGGTGTAGATGATAGGAGGTTCCAGCTAAGCTGAGACTGGAAAAGTTAGAGTACCAATAGCAAATCTCTAACAAACGCAGGTATAGTATAAAGGTTAGTACAATAGACTTCCAATCTTTTGGTGAGAGTTCGATTCTCTCTATCTGCTCTTGCAAGTTGGTGAAAATAGAAATCACATTAGGCTCATAACCTAAAGTTCCTGTGCAAGTCAGGGCTTGCCCCCAATTAAACTAAGAAATATGAAAGAGGAGAAGACATTAATCACTTGTATTATAGGCTCTACAGTTAGAGAAGTAATCAAGCAAGCTCAAGAGCTTGAAATTAGAAGAGAAGATATAGTAAGTATGTTTCCTTTAGGAGGGCAGATTTACTTAGTATTTTATGAGTAAAAACAACTGGTATTATGGAAGAGAAGAAGACAAAAGAACCTCAGTACGATGAACCTAAGATGATGTTACAGCTTGCTGTTTATAGTGCTGTTGGTAAATATAAAAGTATTAGAAGGGCTATTAGAAAAGGTCATGTAACATCTTGGGGAGAGGAAGTCCCAAAGAGACCTTTCAATAATAGAAAGAGGACCCTTGGTAGGGAGTTACAGATTACTAAAGAGAAAATTTATGGAGAACTTAAGTATAGAAACCAAGCCAGTTGAGCTTGAGACTCCCAAGGAAGAATATAATAATATACCTGTTGTATATTGTAAGCATTGTCTATCATTAGCAATAAGAAACTCAGATGGCATAGATTACTGTGACAAATGTGGTGGAACTGAAACTGGTGAGGCACACATACATGAATGGGAGAAAATGTATGCACAGAAGTATGGAGGAAATTATGTAAACAGATAATAAAGATGGAAGAGAAGAATAACATGAAAGTTGTAAAGGGAGGCAAAGACACTCCAGAAGTGAGAAAGCTAAGTTATGAAGAACTGGAGAATACTGCACATCAGTTGTCTGAACAAAGTAGACAGTTATATATGCAGAATCAGAAGTTAAGTAAGGCTTTACAAGAAGCTAATCTTGCTAACTTCTATGAAAGATTGAAGTGGCTATGGACAGTAATTACTTCTACTACACCTTATATCTCAAAAGAGTTCAAGCATAAGTGTGGTGCAGAATTTGAAGTACTAATGACTCAGCCTGAACAGGAACCTGAGGAAGAAGTAAAGGAAGGAGAATAAATTATGGCTAAGCAAGTGGATTCAATAGTTAGGATTCCTTGCAAGGTAGATGGTAAGTTCTTTAATTATTGGTTCCAATTTTTAAGACCTTTTCATAACTTGACTGAGAGAGAAATGGATGTCATTACTTCTTTTGTGAGGCAAAGATATGAACTCAGCAAGGTCATTAAAGATAATGAGATACTTGATAAGGTTACTATGAGTGAAGATACTAAAAAGAAAGTAAGGGAAGAGTGTGATATATCTCTTCCTCACTTTCAGGTCATCATGGGCAAGTTAAGAAAGAATAAGGTCATCATTGATGGGAAAATAAACCCAAGATACATTCCATCAGTAGATGAAGAGAATGGTTCATTCAAGATGATGTTATTATTTGATTTCTCATGATATACTCAGAAGCAATAAAACAGGTATCCATAGAACTTGGATTACCACCACAAGTGGTGAAGGAAGCCTATGAGTCCTTTTGGACTTTTATTAGAAATAACATCAAAGCCTTGCCTCTAAAGGAAGACCTAAGCAAAGAGGAGTTTGATAAGTTGAGAACCAATTTCAATGTCCCATCATTAGGTAAATTATCCTGTACCTATGATAGGTTTATAGGAATCAAGAAAAGATTAAAATATTTAAATAAGCTAAAAGATGATTACAACAATAAAGAAGGTGAAGCCCATGTTCAATAACATGGTAGTCACTTTAAATAAATATCCTGCTGACCTAAAGACTACTGGTGGTATTATAGATAGTACCAGAGCTGGTTCAGTAAAAGAATATCAGACAGTAGTAGCTGTTGGACCAATGGTGAGGGGTATTGAGGTAGGAGATATAGTATATATCAATCCAAAAAGATATGCAGTAATGCAACATAAACCCGGCTCATTGCAAGATGGTGTTATTAAAGATAATCCTGTAGTAGGATATAAGTTTGACATCATAGAGATTGATGGAGTTGAACACATGATGATTCAAGATGGAGATGTAAAATTTGTAGCAGAGATTGAGGAATTTGAAGAAAATCCTACTATTGTTACAGGACCACAACTTATAGTATAAATATAAGCCTGAGCCTATCAAAGGCTTGGGCTTTTTTAGTTTTAAGCAGTATGAGATTATTTAAAAGAGATGGCTATAATCTGATTATATCTGATGAAGCCTATGCTTTAAAGGCATTCAGACAGATATGGAATAGAGATAAATCTCTCTCAAAGGAGAGAGCTATTACAGAGCTTGGATATTGTTACTTTATGGAGGACTCCAGAAGTGATTACAAATATATAATAGATGAACAGGAGAGGAAAGAAGCTATTAAGCAGGGTGAAGGTATGAAAGATAACTGGGAACCTGATACTACTGTGAAAGAAGCTCAAGCACTATATGCAAGTTTTAAGACCACTTCTGAGCTATTACTTGATGATACAAGAATGCTTGTTGATAAGTATAGAATGAAGTTAAGGAGTATGGACTTAACTGAACTTGATATAAAAGAGACTAAGGAATTAGGTGCTATTATTAAACTTATACCATCAATGGTTAAGGACTTAGATGAAGCTGAAAGAGCTATTGCTAAGGAATTATCACAGAATGATAAGGTAAGAGGAGCACAAGAAAAAGCAATATATGAGGACTTATAGTTATGGAAATAAATGATATAATAGAAGGACTTAATGTATATTATGAAGGCTTTCCTAATAGAAGAAAGGGATACTTTGTATTACATAAAATAGTGGATACTAACCCTGTAGTTAAGTCACAGAAGACTTATAGAATGCAAGTTTGGTTTGTAAGTAAGAGTGAAAAGATACCTGCATTTGGTACTCAGTACTCTAATAGAATTGTTACTGATGCAGAAGAAACTAAAGCTCTTTCCCTCCTAACTACTTCTATTACTAAATCTCTTCTGGAGTATATTAATAAGCAAGATTTTAAGGAGTTATGCAATATTTAGAAATGAACAAGTATCAGACTGAGCTTACTGAGGAACTAATGAATACCCTTCCTCAGGAGGTTCAGGAACAGTTACTTGAGACTCTTACTACAGTAGAGTTTGTCAAGAGACTTATATCCCCCAACAGACCTTATGCAAGGGACTTACCAAGAGATGAAAAGGGTAGGATTATAGTAGATATTACTAATCCACACATTATTGAGAATGCTGATTATTTCAGACAACCAGCTCTGCATTTCTTGAAATATGGGTGCTATACATTCTTAAAACCTAACAGTAACCCTAACTCTGAGTTCAGAAGACACTGGGATGAAGAAAAGAGAAGATGCTATGAAGGTTATGTAAGAGAATCAGATGGAGAATGGGTTACAGGCTTTAACTATTGGTTTATGAATTACTGTCCTATGATGGTTAATAAGCTGATAGAAGGAAGAAAGAAGGCTATCAGAACTGAGGCTTTTCCTTTCTTCTTTGAGGGTATATACTGGAGATTCCACTACCTATGGCAAGCAAGAGAAGGTGGTAAACATGCTATTGAATTAGCAAAGAGAGGTTGTGCTAAGTCTTATAGCTTAGCAGCAATTATGAGCCATAACCTTATACTCGGAGAGAGTGAAGAATCCAATAGAAGGGTTATTACAGTACTTACAGCTTATCAAAAGGAGTATCTGAAAGATGATAAGGATGGTACTCTATCTAAGTTCAAGCCTTCAATTAACTTTAGCTTTGCTAATACTCCTTTCCCACATCTTATGTTAAAGAACTCTCCTAATGAGATGTCTTGGCAAATGGGTTATAAGGATGAATATGGTGTAGAGAAAGGTTCTCTAAATCAAGTACTTGCTGTATCTGCAAAGGATGATAGTGAGAAGTTGAGAGGTAAGAGAGGTTGGATTTTATTTGAGGAAATGGGTTCTTTCAAAGGATTGCTTTCTCTTTATGATATTACCAGAAAGTCTGTAGAGGATGGTGACTATACTTTTGCTACTATGTACCTTGTAGGTACTGCTGCTGAGAGTGAGTCTGACTTTAGTTCAGCTAAGACTTTGCTTTATAACCCAGATGGTTATAATATATTGTCTATAGATAATGTATTTGACAGACCTAAGCAAGGTAAACCTAAGTTTGGTTTCTTCTTTCCCTCCTATATTAATAGGGCAGGATGTTATAATAAGGATGGTGTGTCAGATGTAGTTAAGGCTTTAATTGAGATTCTTATTGCAAGATATAAGGCTAAATATAGTGCTGACCCTAAATCAGTATTAAGAGTAATTGCTGAGGACCCTATCACACCAGCAGAAGCTATTATTAAGGTTAAGGCAGCATACTTCCCTATTACTGCTCTTACAGAAAGATTAAGTCAATTAGACCAAGATGTACATGCTTATGATGATGTATATGTAGGTAAGTTGGTACAGAATAGTAATGGAGTAGAATTTACACCAACCAGTGATGTACCTATCAGAAAGTTTGGAGTAGAGAATGATACTCCGGGTGCTTTGGAAATCTTTGAAATGCCAGAGAAAGATAGAAATGGAAAGGTTCCCCACACAAGATATATTATTGGTCATGACCCTGTAGATAATGACCAAGCTGAATCTTCCTCTCTCTCTTCTACCTTTGTTCTTGACTTATGGACTGATAAGATTGTAGCTGAGTACACTGGTAGGCAATCATTTGCAGATGATAACTTTGAGATAGTAAGATTACTGTGTTTGTTCTATAATGCAAAATGTCTGTATGAATCAAATAAGAAGGGTATATTTGCTTACTTTAGTAAGATGAATTGTACTCACTTACTGGCTGATACTCCAGAGTTCTTAAGAGACAAACAGTTGATTAAGTATAGTTCATTTGGTTCTAATGCTAAGGGTGTTAATGCCTCAGCAGCTATTAATGCTTATGCTAATAATCTTATAAGAGACTGGCTGATGAAGCCTGTAACTATTATACAGAATGTTGATGGAGAGGATGTAGAAGTAACAGTTTATAACCTTAACTTCTTAAGAAACAGAGCATTAATTGAAGAGTTAATTGCATTTAACCCAGAGATAAATGTGGATAGAATTAGGGCATTAGGTATGGTTATGTTATATAGAGAGGAGAAGATGGTCCTATATCAAGGAAACCCTTCAAGAGACTCAGAAGAAGTACCAAAGGATTATTTAGGGAATGATAAGTTCTTTACTGAGAATTACAGGGTAGTACAAGCCCCTTTCCAGAAACCCAGTAAATTTAGTACAGAAGATGCAATTAGATAAACAAATCACTTATGTGCTTGACTAAATGGACTTTTTTACTTACTTTTGCAGCATGGAAGAAAGAAAGTATATAGTATATATTCATAAGAATAAAATAAATGGAAAGGTATATGTGGGTATAACCCACTATACTAATCCTGAGAAAAGATGGAGGGGTGGCAGAGAGTATAAAAGAAATGTTTTATTTAATAAAGCAATTCAAAAATATGGATGGGACAATTTTGAACATCTAATCCTATTTAAAAATCTACCACAAGAAGCAGCCTGTAAAATAGAAGTTCTCTTAATAAAGAGATACAGAGTTAAAAATAGTTGCTATAATATAGCAGATGGAGGGCAAGGGGCTTCTGCTATGAATGATGTTATAAAAGATAAAATAAGTAAAGCTGGAATTGGAAAAAGAGTAGGTGATAATAATCCTATGAGACACCTTTCTTTAGAGCAAAAAGAGTTTCATTCAAATAAGATGAAAAAAAAACTTGGGCTACAACCAATATTTTAGAAAAACTTAGGGAAGGTATAAGGAAAGGGAAAGAGCTTGGTAGATACAAAGGAAATCATAATAAGATGTCTGAACATGTAAAACAAGCTTTAATACAATCTAATATAAAGCCAGTTTTATGTTTTAATTTGAATGGAGAATTTGTAAAAGAGTATAAATCTATAAGTGAAGCTAATATGGAATTTGGTATAAACAAAAAATCATCAGCCATATCAAGAGCCTGTAAGGAAGAAAGAAAAACTGCTTATGGGTTTATATGGAAATTTAAGGAAAAGGAGGTAATGTATGGAACTTAATTTCCCCAGACAAATGTTACCCTTTAGCAAAAAAACCAAGGAGTGGAGGAAAAATTGTTTACTTTGGGCAAACCAGAAAACCTTTTTTAATTACAGCCTTGTAAGAAAATCTGTTATTCATAAAAAAATAAATTATGATTTATTAAATGGGAGACTTCATATGAGTGATATGGAGTTGATATTAAATCCTGACAATATAAAAGCCGCCTATATACCAGACAGAATTTCCCACTTCCCAATAATGAACAGTAAATTAAATGTACTTAGAGGTGAAGAAAGTAAGAGAGTATTTGACTTTAAGGTTGTAGTAACCAATCCAAATTCTATCTCAGAAATAGAGGATAATAAGAAGAATGAGCTATTACAAAGGCTTCAAGAAATGATAACTGACACCTCAATATCTGAGGATGAATACAATATCAAACTTGAGAAACTAAATGACTATTATACCTATGAATGGCAGGATATAAGAGAGGTAAGAGCAAATGAATTGCTTAACCATTATATCAAGGAATATGATATTCCTCTTATATTCAATAATGGTTTCATGGATGCAATGACATGTGGTGAGGAAATCTATCAATGTGATATTGTAGGTGGAGAACCAGTCATTGAGAGAGTGAACCCATTAAAGATTAGGATATTCAAGTCTGGGTACAGTAATAAGGTAGAAGATGCTGACATGATAATCCTTGAGGATTATTGGTCTCCAGGTAGAGTAATAGATACATATTATGATGTATTATCTCCAAAGGACATAAAGTATATTGAAACTATGCCTGATTACATAGGTCAGGGAGCTGTTGACCAGATGGATAATATTGATGAAAGATATGGATTTGTTAACCAGAATATGATTGGTGATGAAATAACTGTTAGAGATGGAACCTATTTCTTTGACCCAGCTAATCTATTTACAGAAGGTATTGCAAATTCACTCCTTCCTTATGACTTGGCAGGTAATCTTAGAGTGCTGAGATTATACTGGAAATCAAAGAGGAAGATACTTAAGGTCAAATCTTATGACCCTGAAACTGGTGAGGAAGAATGGAACTTCTATCCTGAGAATTATGTAGTAAATAAGGAAGCAGGAGAAGAAGTACAGTCATTCTGGGTTAATGAAGCATGGGAAGGAACTATGATTGGCAATGAAATATTTGTCAATATGAGACCAAGATTGATTCAATATAACAGGTTGAATAATCCTTCAAGATGTCACTTTGGTATTGTAGGTTCAATCTACAATCTTAATGACAGCAGACCTTTCAGTTTAGTGGATATGATGAAGCCATATAACTATTTATATGATGCTATTCATGATAGATTAAATAAGGCTATTGCTTCAAACTGGGGTTCTATCTTAGAGCTTGACTTATCTAAGGTTCCTAAAGGATGGGATGTTGGTAAGTGGATATACTATGCAAGAGTAAACCATATTGCAGTTATAGATAGTTTCAAGGAAGGTACTATAGGAGCCTCTACAGGTAAGCTGGCAGGTGCTCTTAATAATGCTGGAAAGGGAATGATTGAAACTAATATAGGTAACTACATTCAGCAACAGATTAACCTTCTTGAGTTTATTAAGATGGAAATGGCTGATGTTGCAGGTATATCTAAGCAAAGAGAGGGTCAGGTTTCATCAAGAGAGACTGTAGGTGGAGTTGAGAGAGCTACTCTTCAATCAAGTCATATTACTGAATGGTTATTTACTATTCATGATGATGTAAAGAAAAGAGCTTTAGAGTGCTTCTTAGAGACTGCAAAGGTAGCTTTAAAGGGAAGAAACAAGAAGTTCCAGTATATATTATCAGATACATCTACAAGAGTAATGGAGATTGATGGTGATGAGTTTGCTGAGGCTGATTATGGTTTAGTTGTAGATAATAGTAATGGAACTCAAGAGCTTCAACAGAAGTTAGATACTTTGGCTCAGGCTGCATTACAGACTCAAACTTTATCATTCTCTACTATCACTAAGCTCTATACATCTTCAAGTTTAGCTGAAAAGCAAAGACTAATTGAGAAAGATGAAAAACAGATTAGAGAAAGACAAGCACAGGCTCAAAAGGAACAACTTGAAGCTCAACAGCAAATAGCTGCTATGCAGCAACAACAGAAAGAGGCAGAACTTCTCCAGAAGGAAGAAGCTAATATAAGGGATAACTCCACTAAGCTTCAAATAGCCATGCTGACAAAGGATGGAGATATTGATGATGGAATTAATGTAGAATATTCTCAAGAGGCTAAAGATAAGCTTCTTGAACAGATAAGAGAGTTTGATGAAAAACTTAAACTTGATAGGGATAAGTTAAATCTTGAGAAAAGAAAAGCTGAAACTGATGCAAGTATAAAGAGACAAGCTCTAAGAAAAAGAAGTAGTACAACTAATAAATAAAAGATATGAAGACAATAAGAACTTTAGTAGTAAGTCCAAATGCTCCTGATACCAACTCAATATGGTTATATAAGGGCACAATGAAATACTTTAATAATGGAGTGTGGACCACTATAGGAGGAGATAATAATGGTGGAGGGGATAATCCTAACATACAAAGTAAAATACTTGATGTTAATATTACAGAAGACCAATTTACTCAGATATTAAATGGTCAGTCAGTAGCTATTAGACTTGAAGAAGCAGATTCAAGCTATGATGTTATAGCTGTTAGAGTAGGAAATTATAGTTATTTTCTTGGAAGAACAATACAAGCTAATGGCACTGCAAGATATGCAACTGAGACTATTACAGTAGAAGAAGGTTCTCCTGTTATGAACCAAGTACAAGCATTGGTAACTAAAGGTGTTATATCACTGTCTGCTAATTTCATAGGTTTAGCTCCTGAAATAGTTAAGCTTGAAATAGGAGACAGCAGTGAGATAAAGGCTTATAACTTGTCACAATTAAAGAGTGGGTTCTTCTTTACTCAACTTGATTATGGCTATGGAGTAGGTACTTGGCAGTCTTCCACTGGAGGTTTTGCTCATGTCACTACAGCTTATGGTAATGAGGTATTTTATACTATAGGTGCAGATGGTTCTATAGTCAAGGATGAGGACTATATTAAGCCTAATGAGCCTTACACAATTCAGTTAGAGTCAAGTCAGATAGGAACTCCTATAGATGATATTACTGCAAGTCATGTGTTAAAATGTGGTGAAATTATTATAGACGGTTCTACTGGACCTGTAACTTATACAAGAAGTGTAGATTCAACTCCTACTGCTATTTATTTTACAAGTAGTAAAAAGGATGACACATTGAAAGTGCTGACATATACTGTAAGTACTAAGACATTTACATCATCTGTAGCTAATCAAAAATATACGTTACCTACTGCAACTAAGACTACATTAGGAGGTGTAAAAGCAGGAACTAATATTGCAGATTTGAACACCTCAGCAGATTTGGATACTGTAATAGGAACAGTGAATGGGCTACTTGCTCAATTAAGAGCTGCTGGAGTATTAATTTCATAAAGACTAAGATTATGTTTTTTACACAAGAAGATTATAGAAAGATAGAGAAGTGGCTCCTTGCAAACAGTAGAAAAGATACTGAATTTGCAGGAGCTGCAACTCCTCTCAAGGGAAATGAAACTGTAGTTCTTGTACAGAATGGTAAGAATGTTAGAGTTTTATTGAATGACTTGATAAACCAAATATTCCTTTTAGGAATATCAGACTTTCTTAATGTTACAGATAAGTATGGTGAATCAAGAATTAGCCTTACTCAAGCTATTCAACTAATACCTTATAAGAGTAGAAAGATTGGTCAAGTTATTACCTTTCTTGATGAAGATGGAGAATGGAAACTATTTCAATTTCAAGGAGAAAGGGTGAATCAATGGAATAATGCAACTTTATGGGTTGATTTAATTAAGAGAATACAAGGTATATCTATTATAGATAGTGAAGATATAACAGCTACTGTAGATAACTTGAATCAAACTTCCTTAACATTTGCAGATAAGAACTATAATACTACTGACTATTCAGGTTTAGGTAGAGTGTATCTTAGAAAGAATATACAGACTGTAGTTAATCCTAATACTGGGATAACTTATTCTACTAATTTCCTTACTCAAGCAATGTTGAGTAAAGAAAATACTATATATATCATACAGTATGACTATAGTTTAAACTACCAGACTATTACAATCCCAGAAGGCTGTGTGTTACAATTTGAAGGAGGTAGTATAAGTAATGGTATTATTGAAGGTAATAATACTATCTTACTGGGAACATTATATAATGTATTAAGGAATATTGATATATCTGGTACTTGGAAATCTGATTTTAAACTTAGCTATTTTAATATTCCCAATCCCAATTATGATTCTTTTAAAGATATACAAAAAGGTATAAATGGAGTTGCTGGAACCTGCAATAAATTTATAATTGATATTGATTGCTGGGGAAGTAGTTTTGTTTATGTGCCATCAAACACTCATATTTTATTTGAAAAAGGAGTTACTATAACTAAAATTGCATCAGAAGGAGGCTTCTTAGTATATCCTAAAGATAATACTATTGGAGGATTTGATGTGATTCAAAATGTTAGTATTGAGGGAGAAGGAATTTTAGACCAGAACACAAGAAATACACAAGATGTATCAGCATCTTTTATAAGATGCTATCATGCTTCCAATATAATAATTAGGGATTTAACATTTAAGGACTCAGGTAATTATCATTATATTGAATTAGGAGCTGTAGATAATGTAACTATTGATAAATGTAGTTTTATAGGTCACAGGTATATAACTGACCCATCTCTTCCAGAGAAACAACATAGGGGAGAATGTATTCAAATAGAATACACTGAATCATCTAATGATGAGGTAAAAAGGGATTATCTTGAATGTAAAAATGTTACTATATCTAATTGTTTATTTGATGGCATGTATCATTACAATGGAGAAACTAAAGTATATGATACTTATTGCAAAAGTGCTATAGGATGCCATTCAGATACAGTAGATAATATAAGTAGAAATCCTCATGAAAATATTGTTATTGATAGTAATACCTTTGTTAATATAGGAGATATTTGTATAAATGCAAGGTATATGAACAATTCAAAATTTATCAATAACAGGGCTATAAATTTGAAGGGTATGTTTATAGGAGGAGCCTTTGCAAATCCCGATTTATTAAAGACTTATTATAATTTTGATAATTGTATTATTAGAGGTAATGAAGTTTGGTATGACACCTCTTTAACACAAATAGTAGAGATACCAGCAATTAGTAATATTACAAGAAAAGTTAGAGGGGCTATAGAACTATATGGATGTTCAGGGACTATAATAGAGGAAAATACTATTTATAATTCACCTGTCCATGTATTATATATAGCTAATTCCCCAAAGACTACAATAAATGCTAATACATTTGAAGGCTGGAATACTATAGATAAAAATAATGGAACATTGTCTAATAGTGGTAGATGTTTCTTTGTAGCAGATGAAGAGATTACAGAAGGAACTGTAAAGGCATTAACTTCTGAGTTATCTTTGTCCTCTAATTTTATTAGGGATTCTTATATGGCTTTAGAAGTAAGAATATTCTATAGAAATAAAGAATCTCTTGATAGTACTCTATCCATATTAGGCAATGTTGTTGAGGTTCCTAATGGAAAATGGGACTTATATGGATTCTCTATGCTTGAAAATACTATTATAATGAATACTTATAATAGACCTTATTATCCAACAAATGACCAAGGTAAATATTATTTAGAAGATGGCAAATTTATTGTATGGGATGGAGAGATATGGAGAAACTCTGATGGAACTTGGAGTAATAGAGTAGTGATAATTTAAAACTAAATAAAGTAGTATTTGACATATAAGTCAAGTACTACTTTTACTTACATATATGAGAACTTTTACTTATATTTGCAGATAATAAAATATAAAATATATGGCAATACAAGATAAATTTAGTAAGCCTAATGTTATTTATAAGATAACTAAGGATATAGACCTTGAAGGAGGTACTCTTACTATACCCGCAGGATGTACACTTGATTTTCAAGGAGGGTCATTTACTAATGGCAATATAGTATTTAATAATACTAAGCTAATGGGAAGTATAAATTTCTCCTCAAGTATAACTCCCTCAGGAGAAATTGATATGCCAGAGGTAAATGTTAAATGGTTTGGTGCTAAAGGTAACGGAGTAACTGATGATACAAAAGTTCTTAACTGGGCATTTAATATTAAAAATCCTATATTAATTCCTAATGGGATATATAATATAACTAATTTGGTATTTGAATCAAATGTGTACTCAAAAATAATTAGAGGAACTGATTTTTACCTAAATAGTTATTATAGAGGGGTAGTACTTAATCATAAAGGTTCAGGTAAAATGCTTGAATTCAAAGATGATAGTAGTGTTATAACTATTGAAAATATTATATTCAATGGTAATGCTGATACAACTTACGCAATCTATATAAATGATGATAAATCAACTACTTTTTTTAGTTTAAATAATTTTGCGATAAGAGGTACTACTAATAGAGAAATGAGTGGAATAAGATTTGGTCAGGGTTATGCAATAAGCTTAAGTAACTTTAAACTCGAAGATCTTAATGTAGCCTTAGTTACAGAAAGAAACAATGTAAATTGGTTAACACCTATTTCCATAGGTGGAAATTCTAAATCCTATATAATGAGATGTAATAAAGTATTTAGTTTTCAAACTGGTTCTGGCATTCATTTCAACCAAGTACTCATGGAGGCTTGTGGCTTATTGGGAGATATAACTACTCCTGAATCAAGCACTACTGGTTCTATGAGAATCTACTTCTCTCAGTGTTATATTGAAAATATAGGCACTGACGATAATGGGTACAAATGTACTATAACTGGTACTAATAACATGAATCCCACAGTAGTATTCAGTGAATGTGATTTCTATGCAGCAAAACAACAAATGTTTACCATCACCAAAGGTTATCTAACATTTAATAAATGTACTGGACTCGATTTGAGAGATGGTAAAGTTGATGGTTCTACTATTATTGGAGACAATAACCAGAATTACTATACAGCTTACTCTATAGCTTATAATGATTATAAAGCTAACTATACTGAACTATATAACAGGCATATTACAAATAATAACCATGCTACTGTAGAAAAGAGAGTTTTGGGTTTACCAGATTTATATAATTCCTATGTAGGTGGTGGTGCAATTACGGAACTTGTAACAGTCTCAAATATTGCAGCCTCAGAACTTACACAAGATGCTGTCATTAAGATACCTATATTGCAAGTACCAACTCAGTCTGCTACAATGTTCAAAGCTACAGTATTTCTACAAGGATTAAGTTCCTCTGCTCAAGATAGTGTCATTAATGGTAGAATTGATGAAGTTTATCAAGGTATTGGTCTTAACTTGGGAGAGTCCTTAATCCAATCTACTAATAAATACAAATCAAATGATAGATTTACAGTTGTTTATAAACAGTCTGTTACAGATTCTTTATATACTTTATATATAGAAGTCACAGTAGCAGAAAAAATGACTACCGATATTAGAATTACATCCCATTTTGAATTTAGTTCTGTAAGATATGTATTAAATACCCCTAAATACTGGGGTCTAACAACAGTTAGACCAACCTTAGATGCTTCTATGGTAGGATTTAGATATAGAGATGTTAATCTTACAAAATGGATTAAGTGGAATGGAACAGCTTGGGTTAATTTAGATGGAACAACTTTATAAGATAAGATATGAAAGATATACAACAATTAATTAAAAAGAATAGTCAAGAGGGAAGATATGAAGACATCTTCCCTAAGACTTTTATTGATGCAGTCTTAGATAAGGAAAGTGGGGTAACATTGACAGATATACTTGCAATGTTTAATATGCTATTTTTATCTTATAATGGTAGTAGAAGTCAAACAAGGCTACAAGTTCCTTCCAGCCTTAGAAGGGAAGGGTTATGGGTTACTTATGTACTATATGATAAGACAGTAGTTACTGAATGGTATAGTGCAAAAGCTATTGATGATACTACCTTTGGAGATAGTGCAAACTGGAGAGATGGTAGTAATGCACTTGTAGGTGATATATCTATATCCTCAGATGGGTATTGGGTAATCAATGGAGAAGTTACTAACATTAAAGCACAGGGAGAAGCTGGTATTACTCCTATTCTTAGGGTAGGTTTTAATAACCACTTACAAGTTTCATATACTAATGGTAGTAGCTATGTAGATGTATCCTCTAATCCTGTGTTTACTCAGTTTAGAGAGTCTGGTAATAAGATTCAAATGTCAAAAGACCTTGGGAATACATGGGAAGATGTATCTGATTATATTGCAGCATGGTTTAGATTTACAGGAACTACTGGTAGCAGCCAAGCTGATAATGTCGGTAAGATACAGATTAGTAGAGATAATGGTGCTACATGGTCTGATTTAAGTGGAGAATTTACTAACAGTTTACATATTAAAGGGTATGTAGCTACTGTAGGTACTCTTCCTTCTACTGCTGTTCAAGGTGATATTTATGGTGTTGGTCCTACTTATGACCCAAGTGATACTGAACATACTAATCCTATCTATCAATTATATGTTAAAAACAGTACTGGATGGGTTGATAATGGTAAATTTACATCTATAGCTGCTGGTGTAGTTCAAGATACTGGAAATAGTGAAACTGCGGTAATGAGCCAAAAAGCTGTAACTAATTCTTTAAGCTCTAATTATAAAAACTTTAGAGGCACTACAGATAGCAGACCTACTTTAACTGAGGATGATTCAGGATTTCCATTTTATGATACTACTTTAAAAAAGTATATTTGTTGGGATGGAAATGTTTGGACTAACTTTGATGGTAGTGCTCTTACTTAACTAATATTTTAGTAGTACAATCAATAAATCACTTATACTATTGTATGAGTGATTTATTTTTAATATGTTTGCATAATAATATAAGGGAAGAGGATATGAAGAAGTACATAATAATTCTTATTCTAATATTGATTGGAGCTATAGCTTACCTATCATATCAGAATAAACAATTGACTACTAAGTATGAAACTTCCATTGAGAATGTTAAAGCCTATGATGCTCAATTGAGTGGACTTGAAGGTGATAATAGAGTATTAAAACTAACAGTTGAACAGCTTAATTACTTCAATGATTCAATCATTAAGAAGATGAAAGTGGTCCAGAAGGAATTAGGAATAAAGGATAAGAGATTACAACAGCTTCAATATGAAGTAAGTCATGCACAAAGGACTGACACTATTATCCTAAAAGATACTCTGTTTAGAGACCCTCAGTTAAGGCTTGATACTATAGTGGGAGATAAGTGGTTTAAAACTAATCTTCATTTAGAATTCCCAAGTACTATAGCATTGAAACCTGAGATAGAGTTAGAGAGATATACATTCATAAATGGTAAAAGGGAGACTGTGAATCCACCAAAGAAGTTCTTCTTATTTAGGTGGTTCCAGAAGAAAATGACTGTTGTTACTGTAACAGTAAAGGAAAAGAACCCTTATGTAAAAAATAAGGAAAGTAGATATGTCGAAATTATTAAATAAAACTTGGATAGTATATGAACATATCTCTCCTTCTGGTAAAGTATATGTAGGTATAACATCTCAAAGAGTAAAAGTAAGATGGCAAAATGGTGGAGGTTATATTCATTGTAAAGTATTTTACAGGAGCATATTAAAATATGGCTGGAACAATTTCCAACATAATATAATAGCTTCAAACCTTGGAGAACAAACTGCTAAGAATATAGAAAGAGACCTTATTAAATTTTATAAAGATAGAAATATCTCTTACAATATCACAGAGGGTGGGGATGCTACTATTGGAATTCCTTGTAGTACCACATTAAGAGAAAAGATAGGAGCTTTATGGAGAGGAAAGATAATTCCACAAGATATAAGAAATAAAATGTCTAAATCCCATATAGGAATGAAGTTATCTCAAGAACATAAAGATAATATAAGCAGGTCTAAGATTGGTAATAATAGTGGTAATAAAGTTGTTCTTCAATTTGATAAGGAAGGAAACTTTATTACCAAGTACAGTTCAGCAGTAGAAGCAGCAAGGAGTATAGGGTCTATACCAAATTCAGTAACAAGATGTTGTAGAGGAGAGGTAAAAACATTGCATAAATTCAGGTTTGTGTATGAGAAGGATTACAAAGAAATAATAGAATAGGTATGGAAATGGATACTATACAGATTATTAGTTTAGTACTTGGGTCCAACTTGGTTAATACTATAGTTACAGCATGGATTTCTAGAAGAAAGAATACTGCTGAGGTTAATAAAACCAATGCAGAAGTTGATGGAACTCAACTAGATAATCTTGTGAAGCAACTAGAGTTCTACAAGAAGTTGGTTACTGACTATAAACACCAATTAGAAGAGTACATTCAAATAAGTGAGGAAAACAGGTTAGAGCTTATTAGGCTAAGGAAAGTAGTTGGTAAGATGGTCAATGATGTTTGCTTAGCCAAGGGGTGCAACAAAAGGGTGTACATTGATGATAGGGCAGTTGAAGATTTGATTGGTGGAGTTAAAGAGGATATTAAAATTAAAGTAGATAACAATGAGAAGATTAATTAGTTATAATGTATTTGAAGGAGACCCTAACTTAATTGCAGAAGGTCAAATTCTAGTGATTAGAGATGCTAGTGTTGAAGGTAAGATTATAGATATTCAGCAAAGAGTTAATAGTAAACTAGTATCTATAATAACAGATAAGTTTACCTTTGCAATTAACCCTACTCCTGCTGATGCTGTAGTAGTTATCAATGGTTCAACTACTAAGAGTGTTAGGGCAGCTAAAGGACATACAGTTACTTGGTCTGTATCAAAGACAGGCTTTGTAACTCAGTCTGGTAGTGATATAATCTCTGGTGATGTATTAAAGAATGTGACATTAGTAGCTAATCCAACATGAAACTAACACTCAAAAGAACATTCAAAGGACCTCAATATACTATAGGTAAACTTTATGTAAATGGAGTTTATGAATGTGATACTCTTGAAGACACTGACAGAGGTCTTAATGAAACACAATCTCTTCTGGAGATACAGAGTAAGAAGGTCTATGGACAGACAGCAATTCCTTATGGAACTTACAAGATTGATATGAATACTGTAAGTCCTAAATTCAAGGATAGGTCATGGGCTAAATTCTGTGGAGGAAAGTTACCCAGACTTATAGATGTGAAAGGATATGAGGGGGTACTAATCCATGTTGGTAATAAAGCCGAAGATACCTTAGGTTGTATCCTTGTGGGAGAGAATAAAGTAAAAGGACAAGTTATTAATAGCACAGCTACCTTTCAGGAGTTATATTCAGTTATGCTGAAAGCAAAACTCCTTGGAGAGGAACTTAGTTTAACAATAGAATAGGAGAGATTATTATGGCAAAGACTTGTAAATCAGGTGGAAAGATGCCACCTAAAGGTGGAAAGAAACCTACAAAGAAGTAGAAATAGGAAGGGTGTAGTATTATTACTATACCCTTATCTTTTGGCAGTAAATAAGTAATTTATTTATAGAGTTGTAAGAGTCTTATTTACTATGTTGTAGAAGTCATAAATCCCTACTATCTTTGCATTAGTTTAATAACTAAAGGAGTAGAAATATGATAGGAGAATTAAGTGAAGACCTCATTATGACAGGGGATGAAATAGATGTAGAGAATCTATTTTCTGATGATGGGGGTGAAGAAGAAACACAGGTAACTCCACCTGCCCCAAAGGAGAAAGAAGACAAAGAAAATGAAAAAACTACTGAGGAAGAAGAGATAAATCCTGATGATTTATTTGATAATCCAGAGAGCGTAGGTAGTGGAAAAGATAATCAAGAAGAAGAGGAAGATACCCAATCTGAAAAGGACAAAGGTACTTCTCCCAAAACTAACTTCTACTCTTCCATTGCCAGTGCCTTGAAAGAAGAAGGTATCTTCCCTGACCTTGATGATGATACATTAAATGGTATCAAGACTCCAGAAGATTTTGCAGAAGCAGTTGAAAAGACTGTTCAAGCAAGGTTAGATGAAAGACAAAAGAGAATTGATGCTGCATTACAAGCTGATGTAGAACCAGATGAAGTAAGAAGGTATGAACAAACCCTTGCTAATTTGGATGCAATCAAGGAGGAATATATAACTGATGAAACTGAAAAGGGTGAAAGATTGAGAAAGAACTTAATCTATCAAGACTTTAGGAACAGAGGTTATAGTGAAGCCAGAGCTAAGAGAGAGGTTGAGAAATCTTTCAATGCTGGCACAGATATTGAAGATGCAAAAGAGGCATTGGAAAGTAACAGAGAATACTTTAGCAATCAATATCAGGACTTAATCAAGGAAGCTCAAGAAGAGGCAAAAGAAGAACAAAGGAAAATTAAAGAAGAGGCTGCACAATTAAAGAAATCAATGCTTGAGGACAAGGAAGTATTTACAGGTATTACACTTGATAAGACTACAAGACAAAAAGCATTTGAGAATATTACTAAGCCTGTCTTTAAAACAGAAGATGGAGAATATTTGACTGCCATTCAGAAATATGAAATGGATAATCCAGTTGAGTTCAGAAAGTATCTGTCTGTATTGTTCACTATGACTGATGGCTTCAAAAATATTGATGGTCTTATAAAAGGTAAAGTAAAGAAAGAAGTCAAGCAAAGTCTTAGAGAATTAGAACATAAACTCAGTAGTACTGCAAGAAATTCATCAGGTAATCCAAGATATGTTGGAGGAGTTGAGGAAGATACTGAGTCTTATATTGGAAAGGGCTGGGACCTTGATGTCTAAAAACATATTAACTAACAAAAATAATTAACAGATTATGGCTGGTAAATTAGGTAAATTTCAAATGTTAGGCTTCCAACACTGGAAGGGTCTGACAAGTGACAACCACCTTGGAGCTATCTTCCAACAAGCACCTCAGAAGGCTACAAACCTTATGGTGCAACTGTTGGCTTTCTATAGAGGAAAGAGCTTGGATACATTCCTTAATTCATTCCCTGTAAGAGAGTTTGAAGATGATAATGAATACTACTGGGATGTTATTGGTTCTTCAAGGAGAAACATTCCTCTTGTTGAGGCAAGAGATGAAAATGGTACTGTAGTTGCTGCTGGTGCAGCTAATGTGGGAGTTGGTACATCTCCTTTCTATCTGGTATTCCCAGAAGACTGGTTTGCAGATGGTGAAGTTATTGTAGGTAACTTGAACCAAGTATATCCATTTAGAATTCTTGGTGATGCAAGAATGGAAGGTACTAATGCAGTGTACAAAGTAGAACTTATGGGTGGTAATACTCAAGGTGTTCCTGCTGAAAGACTGCAACAAGGAGAAAGATTCTCTATTGAGTTTGCTCCTGTAGAAAAAGAACTTTCAAGAAAGGTTGGTGATGTTAGATTCACTTCTCCTGTAAGCATGAGAAATGAATGGACTACAATCAGAATCCAACACAAGGTAGCTGGTAATAAGCTAAACAAGAAACTTGCTATGGGTATTCCTATGGTTAGGAATCTTGAAAGTGGAAAGCAAGTGAAGGACACTGCAAATATGTGGATGCACTATGTAGATTGGGAAGTAGAACTTCAATTTGATGAGTACAAAAATAATGCTATGGCATGGGGTACTTCAAACAGAAATCTGAATGGTGAATACATGAACTTTGGTAAATCAGGTAATGCTATTAAGACTGGTGCTGGTATCTTTGAACAAACAGAGGTTGCCAATACTATGTACTACAATACATTCAGCTTGAAGTTACTTGAAGATGCACTGTATGAACTATCAGCTTCTAAACTTGCAATGGATGATAGACTCTTTGTAATCAAGACTGGTGAAAGAGGTGCTATTCAGTTCCATAAGGAAGTATTGAAGACTGTATCTGGTTGGACTACATTTGTACTTGATAATAACTCTACAAGAGTTGTTGAGAAAGTTCAATCAAAACTTCACAGCAATGCACTTAGTGCTGGTTTCCAATTTGTTGAATATAAGGCTCCTAATGGTGTTAGAGTGAGATTGGATGTTGACCCATTCTATGATGACCCAGTAAGAAATAAGATTTTACATCCAAATGGTGGTGTAGCTTTCTCTTACAGATATGACATCTGGTATATTGGTACTATGGACCAACCTAATATCTTCAAGTGTAAGATTAAGGGTGACAATGAGTACAGAGGATACCAATGGGGTATTAGAAATCCTTTCACTGGACAAAAGGGTAATCCTTATATGTCATTTGATGAGGACTCTGCTGTAATTCACAGGATGGCTACTTTGGGTGTTTGTGTGCTTGACCCAACAAGAACTATGTCATTAATTCCTGCGATTCTGCAAGGATAAGCATAAATAAAAGGGAGGCAGGTAATTCCTCCTCCCTTTTTCTTTTTTAAAATATTAAATGGAGAAGTAATATGGCAAAAGAAGTTAGTAAGATGGTTTTGGATGATGAAGAGATTATGAAGGAAACACCAGTTGTACCTGATGTGAATGACCTCTTTGAGGAACCAAAGACAAGAAAAACAAAGAAACAAGCAGTAATAGAGGGCAATGATGAACCTATTAGCTGCCTAAGAAATGAAAGAGTTATAGTAAGGTTTGTTCCCAAGCAAACTGGTTTAGTTTCAAACCCTAAGCATATCCTATATGGAGGTATGGCAGAAGCAGCAGTAAGATGGTTTACTCTACCAAGATTAAGTTCTGGTATGTATGTAAATGCCCTCACTGATAAAGAGAAAGCCTACCTTGAAGAGATAATGGGTCTTGAATATAATGCTCTATCTATCTATAAGAAGGTAGATAATTTCTGGGATAATTATACAGTGAGATTAACTAAGCAAGATAATTTCTTGAACTTGGCTGACCCTGATGATTATATCAAATATAAAATCCTTTTGGCAAACAAGGACTATATTGCATCTTCTCTTCAAGAGCTGCAAGATAGACCTAAAATGACTTATCAGTTTGTAATTGTACAGGAAGGTGAGGAAGCTAAGACTGCTAAGAAGGAAATGAATGCTACAATGCAGTCATACATGAAGTTTGGTGAAATTCAAGATGATGCTGATAAGCTAAGAGTAATCATTGAGACTATTGATGGTAGACCTCTTGCCAAGGCAACTAAGATTGAATTCTTACATGAGAAGATTAACAAGCTAATTCAAGCTGACCCAAAACTTTTCTTAAGAGTTTCAGAAGACCAGTATCTTGATACTAAAGTTCTGATTAAGAAGGCTATTGAAGAAGGTCTAATTAGTAACAGAGGTGGTATGTTATACCTGAAATCTGATGGTTCTCCTCTATGTGGAGATAATGAAGAACCTACTTTGAGTGTAGCTGCTAAGTTCTTAAGTGCTCCTAAGAGACAAGAATTGAAGTTCAGTCTGGAAGCAAAGCTAAAAGAATAAAGATATGAATGTTAATGAATTTTCTAATGAATTTGATGTACTCTATAACAACATAATGAGCAATGCTGCTCCAGGGTTAAATGAGTATGAAAAGTCTGTACTGCTTACTAAGGCTCAAGAAGAGATAGTTAAGAACTATTTTGAACCAGCAGGTAATAAGTATGGAAAAGGATTAGATGATTCACCAAAAAGACAAATAGATTTTTCAGAATTAATAAAGGTAGGGCAAGGAGTACTTAATACAAGTGCTCCTACTATCACCTTTGATAAGAGAGCTAAGGTATATGATTTACCTGCTGACTTATTCTTGGTTATAAATGAGGCTGTTGATACTAATGCAGGAACTAAACAGATAGTTCCAATCAGTTATTCTGATTATACAAGGCTTATGTCAAGACCTTACAAGGAACCAGTTAAATATCAGGCATGGAGAATAATTACTACTTCTATAAACAATATCTCTGTAGAACTAATAGTAAACAGTAATGAAACTATTACAGACTATAAGGTAAGGTATATAAGAAGACCTGCTCCAATTATCACTACTAATCTATCTTCTGAATATGGTGATGTCACAATAAATGGTGTAAGCACTATTTCAGAATGTGAGCTTAACCCAATTATTCATAGTGAGATATTACAGAGGGCAGTTGAATTGGCTAAGGCAGCTTACCAAGGAGATTTGCAAGCAAGTGTTGAATTAGGACAAAGGTCAGAGTAAAAATATAAAGTATGACTAATAAAGAATTTTCTGATGGATTCAGTACTTTACTTAACTCATTTGGTATCACTCCTAATATAACCCTTGATGAATATGAGAAATCAACATTTCTCACTAATGCTCAGGAACAATTGATTATTGACATCTACTCTGGAAGGAATGTTATTTATGGTAAGTCCTTTGAACAGACAGAAGAAATAAGAAGATATTTGAGCAATTTGGTGGAGACCTATGAAACAAGTACTAAGGTTACAGGAAAGCTGGGGTTATCACAAGACTCAGTATTCTTTGAGATACCACAAGATACTTGGTTCATTACTTATGAAGTGGCATTCCTCAAGGATAGTAGATTAGGTTGCTTGGATGGTATAGAAGCAAGTGTGGTTCCATTACCACAGGATGATTTATATAGAGCAAAGGATAATCCATTTAGAGGACCAAGTAAAGACAGAGTACTAAGACTTGATATAAAAAGTGATTTAGCTGAATTAATCAGCAAGTATAATGTGGACAAATATTTAATGAGATATATCTCTCAACCCACTCCTATTATACTGGTAGATTTACCTGATGGACTAAGTATCAATGGTGTAAGTACTGAAAGTGAATGTGAACTAAATCCTGTAGTACACAGAGCAATACTTGAAAGAGCTGTACAGCTTGCCATAATAAGTAAAACTCAACTGACAGGAAATAAAGAATAAATATAAATGTTTAATTAAACTAAAAAAAAAGATTATGGTAATTTCTATTAATCAAGTAAGACAGCTATATGTTGCAAAGACTCCCAAAGTTAATACAGCAGCTCTTGCAACTACTGGTGATATTGTGCCAAAGGCAGATACAGCTAAGACTACTCTGTATTTTCAGTCTATGTCTCCTGCTGGGATTGTAGCAAGTGATAAGATTGACCTTAAGCATGTATTGTATGCAAAGGCTACACCATCAGAAGCTCTGGCTCATAAGCTGGTTAGATACTCAGTTACTCTTGATGCAGATGTATCTGCAACTCCTGTAGCAGGTCAGAATTATATCTTGAGATTGGCTTTCAGACAATATATTGGTTTGTCAGAGGAAGACCAGTACTTCAAGTATGGTGAAGTAATTGCAAGAAGTGGAATGACTACATCAGATTTCTACAAGAAGATGGCTATTTCTTTGGCTAAGAATCTTGAGAATAAGACAGAATCTACTCCTCTTGTGAATATTTACCTTAATAGTGCAGCAGCAGATGGAACTGATGTTCCAGTAACAGCTACCACTAAGGAATCTGACCTTAATAAGGATGATTATGATAAAATAATCATTGAAGAAGCTGAACAACCTTGGGTTCTTGGTATGATGCCTCAGGCATTTATTCCTTTTACTCCTCAGTTCTTGACTATTACAGTTGATGGTGAAGATAGACTTTGGGGTGTTGCAACTGTAGTTACTCCTAAGAAGACTGTTCCTGATGGACATCTTATTGCAGACCTTGAATACTTCTGTATGGGTGCAAGAGGTGACATTTACAGGGGAATGGGTTATCCTAATATTATTAAGACTACTTACTTGGTAGACCCAAGTGCAGTTTATGATGTATTGGATATTCACTATTTCTATACAGGAAGCAATGAATCAGTTCAGAAGTCTGAAAAGACTATTACACTGGTTGCTGTAGATGATGGTAATCACACTGCAATGAATGCTCTAATTGATGCTATCAATACTGCATCAGGGCTTGCAATTGCTACTTTATCCTAAGTGATATAGCATTAGAAGGGGCATAGAGACACTATGCTCCTTTTTTTTTATCAATTAAAAATATGAACTATGATACATTTTAATCAGCTTAATATTAGCCCGGATAATAGATTTCTTATAATTGATGTATCCATAGATAATCAGGACTACTTTGATGATGTCCTATTAGATAGTATAATCATTGATACCCAAGATACCTTTGTGATGAATGGACCAAGTGACAATCCTCTTTATGTGTATAATGTAGAGGATGCTTATGATTTAACCTATTCTCTTCCAGAGCAATGTAGTTGCAATCCAGTAAGAGTTGAGGAAGATGAATCATACTGTTTCACTTATGGTACACAACAGATGAAGAATGTAAGACTTGAATTGAATATTCAAGACTTAAAGGTTTCTCCTTGCAGTACTATGTTCTTTGTGTATGTAAAGTCTAAAGGTACTCCATCAACTGATACTCCATGTGGATTTGATAAGGACCAAATATTAGGTACTGTAATTAACTTACAACCTATATACAAACAGACTCTCAAGTATCTAAAGGAAGTAGAATGTAATTGTAATATACCAAAGGGTTTCATTGATATGATACTTAAGTTAAAGGCAATTGAACTTTGTGTTAGAACAGGAAACTATCCACAGGCTATTAAGTACTGGAATAAGTTCTTCATGAAGAATAATTGCAAGTCTCCAACCTCTAATTGTGGATGCTATGGATAAAATGCTTGAAATATCTGAGGAAGCCATCACAAGATACTTTACTACTCTATCTCAATTTGGATATAAGAAGTACAGTGATGTAGATAAGATAATTGTTCTCTTCTTCATGGAAGAAATGTTGGCAGGAGAAATGTCTTATTATGTGACACAAGATGATTACAGGAATATAGTCAATGCACTATATTGTCTGGCAGGAAGTACTTGTATGATAGACTTTCCAATGTTTGAGAGCTATGATACTTTGGTTCATTCTAACAATAGAACTTTTGTACCAAGAATAACAGAGGATAGTATATTAAGAAGTACTGAGGATGATAACTTTAGAGTAGAAGCATAATCTTTATACCCTGAATATAAAAATAGTAAAACCCTTGTAAGTGTAGATAATTTATTCTATATTTGCAAGGGTTTTAAAGTATAACTAAATAATTAATAATATGACATACAATGAGTTAATCTATATGGTATTGGATGAACTTAAGTTGAGTTCTGATGATTCATACTTCACTCCAGACCATGTTATATTTCTGCTTGTAAAGTATAGGTCACTCTTACTGAAACAGAGATATTCAGACATAAAGAAACAGATACCAGATAGTGACTATCAGAGTATATGTTTAGACCTTATTGAGGTTCCAGCCATTAGTGGAGAACCTTGTGAAGGTAACTCCTATTTAAGAAGTAGGAATAAGGTTCCTACTACTATGATGATAGGTAATCCAAGAGTATATCCTATGGACTTCTATCAAGGTGAGATTACTTATATAAGTAGGGATAGAATGAGATATGTAGGTTATAATAAGTTCCTGAGAAACATAATCTATTGTTCAAAAGCCCCTGATGGTTATTTGTATTTTAAATCATGGAATCCTCAATTCCTGCATCTTGAAAGAATAAGGTTTAGTGCAATCTTTGAAGATGCTAAGGAAGCATCAGAATTGGCTTGTCCAGAAGAGAGTGGTACAATATGTAGGTTAGAGGATAAGGAGTTCCCATTGGAAGACTCACTTGTGCCTCCCTTGATAGAACTTGTAGTTAAAGAATTAAGAGGTCCTGAATTTATGAAGAAAGATGAAGATAATAATGCAGAGGATAATCTGCCTGATTCAAATAGATAATGGAGACACTGGGAGAATTTAAAAGGAGGATAAAGAAGGTCAACCAACCAAGAGAGTATAAAGTAAGGAATTCATTGGGTGTATATGATGGATATAAGTATTATAGAAAGAATAAGCCTGATAGTAAGGAATATGTTCTTACTGAGTCACAATATTTTTCTATCATAAGAAAGATAAACTTACATTTGGTTGATGAATTATTACTGGGTCATGATGTTAGACTTCCTAAATCAATGGGCACTATTGAGATAAGAAAGTATGATAGGAGAATAAGGTTAGGAAAGGATGGAAAGATTCATACTAACCTTCCCATAGACTGGGATAAGACACTCAAACTCTGGTATGAAGATGAAGAGGCTTTCAAAGATAAGACATTAGTTAGAGTAGAGGAGAATGAAATCTTTAAGGTATATTACAATAGAGAGTCAGCTACCTACAACAATAATTCTTACTATGAATTCTTATTCAACAAAGATTTAAAGATAAGACTTAAACAAAGAATAAAGGAGGGTCTAATAGATGCTCCTTACTTAGAAAGGAAATTAAGATATGGTTAATAATGTTAGCTACGTAAATATAAGAGTAGTGCTTGACAGATTACTAAGACACCCACTACTTACTGACCTCAATCTTGAAACAGCTATTCAATATACATTGGACTTTATTAGTGCAATGGGACTTCCTAATGTCTATGTTGATAAGATGGAAACAATAGATATTAAGGAGTATAGAGGTGAGTTGCCCTGTGATTTAATCTCTATTAATCAGGTCAGATTACACAAGAATGGAATGGCACTTAGAGCAATGACTGATAATTTCAATGCCTATCCTACCCATGACCATAAGGAAGGAGATTGGTGTGAGAGAGGAGAGCCTTCTTTCAAGACACAAGGTAGAGTGATATTTACTTCAATCAAACATGAAAAGGTGGATATTAGTTATAAGGCTATTATGTTGGATGATGAAGGTCTTCCTTTAATTCCAGATAACTCTATCTTCCTTAAAGCACTGGAACTATATATCAAGAAGGAGTGGTTCACTATTCTTTTTGATATAGGTAAAATAAGCCCTGCTGTACTAAATAACACCCAGCAAGAATACGCATTTAAGGCTGGACAGTGTAATAATGAATTTGTGATTCCTTCTGTATCAGAAATGGAATCAATTACAAATATGTTAAATCAAATGATTCCAAGAGTAACTGAGTTCAGAAGAGGATTCAAGAACTTAGGAGACAAGGAATATATAAGAGTACATTAATATGGCACTAAAGAAAGAACAACACTTTTTTAAAGGGTTACAAAGAGACTTATCAGTCTCTAAATTCAATCCAGAATATGCCTTTGATGCTCAGAATATCAGAATAACTGCAAGAGATAATAATACTCTTCTTACTGTAACTAATGAGAGAGGTAATAAGGAGATACCATTACAATCTCCTTCTGGAGACCCTGTAGTTATTGATGGGATATTACTTGGACAGAATGTGCTAAATAATTATGTAACCTTATTTACAAAAGGTACAAAAGATAATATCTATAGACTTGAAAATAAAGGTACCTATTTTGAGACTCTACTTCTATTCTCAGGTAATCTTAATTTTAGTACAGACTATCCTATTGAGAATATTGGTGTATATGAAAATGATAATATTCAGAAGATATATTGGGTAGATGGATTAAATCAACCAAGAGTTATTAATATTGTATCTGACCCTACAACAATAGAAGAATGGAATAATAGTTCATTTGATTTTATTCCAGAATTGAAGTTGGATGAAACAATCACTGTTACCTCCAATCTTAAGGTAGCCAGCAAGTTTCCTTCTGGAGTGGTGCAATATGCTTTCACTTACTATAATAGAAATGGCTCTGAAAGTAACATTATATATCAAACACCTATATACTACACTCATGCAAGTAATAGAGGAGGGAGTCCAGAAGAGATAGGTTCCAATAGTTTTGATATAGTTATAAGTAATCCTGATACTAATTTTGATTATATAAGGATATATTCTATATTTAGAACAAGTATAGATTCTACCCCAGTTGTAAGAAGAGTGGCTGATTTGGATGTTATTGGTTCAGTAATCAGATATACAGATAATAATACAACAGGAAGTAGTGTAGATAGTACCTTACTACTTTACATAGGTGGTGAAGAAATAATTCCTCACACCATGACTCAAAAGGACAATACTTTATTTCTTGGAAATATTCACATAAAAACTTTATTGTTCTCAAAGGAAGCAAGAGAGAGTGTGAAGGGTTCTGTCGTATTTGGTAATAAGCTTCTTGATACTGGTGAAAGAACTAATTTAACTTATGATTATAAAACCCAATTAAATAATAATAGTTACCAGATTACATCATTTAAAAGAGGTGAAACTTATAGATTCGGGGTTCAATTCCAAAATAAGAAAGGTAAATGGTCAGAAGTATTATATATAGGAGATAGCAAGGTAGATACTTACCCTAATGTAGATTCTAATAACTTATCTGGTACTGTTAAATTAAGTTTGGTAAAACCTTACTATACTATACCAAAGAGTGTACTTGATGAAGCTAAAGCTCTTGGTTATATAAAGGCAAGAGGAATGATAGTAGTTCCCACAAATAGTGATAGAACTATATTGTGTCAAGGTGTAGTATGTCCTACTCTATGGACAAATTTAGACAGAGAATCTAATAGTCCTTATGCAGTATCATCTTGGTTTTTTAGACCTTTTGTTGATGAAGCTAATAGAGAGGATTTTGATGATGTGAAGGCAAATAATGGAACTTATGCTCAATATGTTGATTATGATAGTATCAATCCTGTATATCCTGATAGGACTACTGAGATAGGGGTAGAAACTTTAAAGACATTAGCAGAAGGTAGTACAGAAGTAAATGACTATTTAGTAGATAGTAGTATTCTTACATTTCATTCTCCTGATATAGAATTTGGAGATATAAATACAGCAAATATTAACTTAGGCTGCCAATTTATAGGCTCTATTGCATTACATTCTGGTATATCTTATAGGTCTGTTCTTGCAGAGAGTACAGGAGTTCAACCTACTTTAGATTATGGATTTTATAATAAGTTCCCACAGTATGAAAGACAAACTGTTTTTTCAACAAATAAAGGAGGTAGACTTCTTTCTTCTGGGTATCATTGGATGGGAATCCCCTTATTAACTAATGATACTCAAAAAGTTTACAAGAGTAACTGGGCATGGTTAGTATCACCTTGGCAAAGACAAGGCTCATTAATTAATGATTTTAGATATGAAGGTAATACCTATTCTAATTTGAAATCAAATAAATTGGGTAATTTGAGAACAAGTTATTCTACTTATTTCACTCTGGGATTAACAGAATCTTGGGTTCCCCCTGCTGGTATATCAAATGTAGAGATAGTAGATTCTAACGAAGTTACAGCTACTTCAATAGTTAGGAATGATGAGTCTCTGTTATACTATGGTAATGTTGATAAAGTAATACCTCCTGGTTCTAAAACAGAAGGTGTAGGTTCAGATATTGGTGTTGTTACTAATAGTTATGAAAATATAAAAACTATAAATCAATTATATAATGGTGAGTCTGAAAATACCACTTTTGTTGATAAAATTACTATACCAGTATTAGGAACTGTCAATCTTAAAGATTCTGAAAGATATACCAATAGTCCTGTAAGCATCAAATATAAGTCTGGAAAACATGCTGTATTTGCTTTAAACAAGCAAAATGGTAATAGGGTTATAATCCCTAATAGTAATACAAATCATGACCATACAAAAGATAGCAGTGCTATATTCAGTACCTTTAGTACTGGATATTCAGGGTTATGGCTTGTAGAGTTGACTCAGACTATAGATGAGGATAATAGATTTGGGGGTAAAACAGAAGAAGCTCTATTAAATAACAGGTGGATAGTATCTGGAGACCCAATTGATATTAATGACAGTGGTAGAATAGAGTTTCTTCAAGGTGATACCTATCTTCAAAGATATGATTGTCTAAAGACATATCCATTCACCTTAGAGGATATGAATACTGTAGTTGAAATGGTATCATTTTATTGTGAAACTCATATCAATATAGATGGTAGGTATGATAGAAATAGAGGAAATGTTACCAACTTAGCTATTACTCCTTCTATATTCAATCTTTATAATCCAATTTATTCCCAGAGTAATAACTATTTTACTTATCAATATTTGAATGAAATAAGTAGTCTTAATGATTTTCCTAATAGTATTACATGGACTGAGGAAAAAATACTTGGTAATGAAGTGGATAATTGGACTAAAATTAATGTTGCAACAACATTAGACCTTGATGGTGATAAAGGGGAAGTAACCTCCTTGAACACTTATAATAATGAGATATTCTGTTTTCAGAGAAGGGGGTTAAGTAATATTTTATTCAACAGTAGAGTTCAGATACCAACCTCTGATGGGTTGCCAATTGAGATTACTAATGGATTGAAGGTAAGTGGTAAAAGATATATAAGTAATACTATAGGCTGCACCAATAAGTGGTCTATTGCAGAATCTCCTTCTGGACTATACTTCATAGATAATGAGACTAATTCATTATATCTATTTAATGGAGAAATAGTCAGTCTATCTGATAAGTTAGGATTTAGACAGTGGATTAGTGCCCATAATGTTCATGTAGACTGGGAACCTGTTGGTTATAACAACTATAGGTCATTCTATGACAAGAATAATAATGATGTATATTTTACTTATAAGGACCACTGTCTATGTTATTCAGAGTTGATTAACCAGTTTACTTCATTCATGAGTTATGAAAGGGTTCCTGCTATGTTCAATGTAAGTAGTGAGTTCTATGCCTTCAAGGATGGTAAGATGTGGGAACAGTTTACTGGAGACTACAATATGTTCTTTGGTGAATATAAACCATTCAGTATTACCTTTGTAGCTAATGCTGAGGAACCAAATGATAAGATATTCAATACAGTAGAGTTCAGAGCTGATAGTTGGGATGGTGATAACTTGATAAGCAACAAAACCTTTGATACTCTTGATGTATGGAATGAATACCAGCATGGTACTACCCCTCTTACTAATATACTTGGACATCCCTCCCCATTAAAGAAGAAGTTCAGGGTGTGGAGGGCTAATATACCAAGAGCAATAGTAAATAATAGAGATAGGATAAGAAACACTTGGGCTTATATTAAGTTAGGAATGAATACTCCTAATACATATAGAACAGAGTTTCATGATGCTATTATTCACTATTTTGCATAATTAATAGGAGTCCATAAACATTTTAGTTTGTGGACTCTTTCTTTTTTAATTAAAGGCTTTGTTTATTCAATACCTTTTTATACATTTGCAATAAAATTAATTATATTATGGCTAAGAAAAGAATTAGGAGAAAACATAAATACTTCAACTCTTATGCTAATGGAGGTGTATTAGGCACATTTGCAGACTGGAACCAAAATGCTACTAACAAATTTATGGATTCAGGTGTTGGAGGTGCACTGGAGAAACTTGGTATAGGTTCAAGTGGAATAGGTGGAATAGCTAATACTGCTTCTTCTGTAGTAACTGGTTTAATGAACCCAAAAGGAAATAGTACTGGTGTTGGGAATGCACTTCAAACTGTTGGTTCTTTAGCCAGTAATATACCAGGTGTAGGGGGATTAGTTGGTGCAGGAGTAGGATTAGTTGGAGGTCTTGTCAATAGTATGTTTGGGTCTAACCTTAATGAAGACTTTATAAATCAAACTGAAGGTAATATAAAGAATCAAGAAGGATATGTGTCAGGAGCTTCAACAAATGCTCAGTTGATGTCTGATTGGTCTTCTTTAAGAAACATAGGAGATGTAAGTAAATCTCAAGTAGGGTCTGATGGATGGTTCAGTAATAAGACTAAAAAGAAGACCAGAGAATTAAATAGAAGGATTAAAGCTGCTAACCAGAGAGCAGCACTATCTTTAGCTAATACTGCTTCAAACATTGATACACAGAATGATTTCAATGTACTATCAAACTTCTCTGCTTATGGTGGTCCACTTGAATTTGGTAGTGGTGCAATAGGCTATGAGTTTGATAATAGATACTTAAATAATCAAGAGATGAGTGCAATTGCTAAACAAAGATTGACTTCTCTTCCTAACTCATTCCAAGCATTACCTGAGATGAATACATATAATGCTTTTGCAGAAGGTGGAGGTATTCATATCAAGAAGAAAAACAGAGGCAAGTTTACTGAGTACTGTGGAGGTAAAGTAACAGAAGCATGTATTAGAAGAGGAAAGAACAGCTCTAATCCTACTACAAGAAAGAGAGCTACTTTTGCACAGAATGCAAGAAATTGGAATGCTTTTGGAGGATGGTTGAATACACAAGGTGGAGACTTTACTAATGGAGTTACATTTATTGATGAAGGAGGTTCTCATGAAGAAAATCCTTATCAAGGAATCCAAATAGGAGTTGACCCAGAAGGTGCTCCTAACTTAGTTGAGCAAGGTGAAGTAGTTTATGATGATTATGTATTCTCTGACAGAATGGAGATACCTGATGATATAAGAAAGGAGTACAAGTTAAGAGGTAAAACCTTTGCTAAGGCTGCTAAATCTGCACAAAGAGAAAGTGAGGAAAGACCTAATGACCCTCTAAGTACAAGAGGTTTACAAGCTGCTATGGAAAGAATAGCTGAGGCTCAAGAAGAAGTGAGAAATAGAAAGAGGATAAGAAATATCAAATCTAACAGATTTGATAAAGGAGGTCCTATAAATCCTGCCCCAATATTTACTAATCCTTATTTGGAAAATTCTAAATTGCCTAATGAGATTGGGGGATTTACTGCTTATGGGACAACTTTTGGTAATGCTCCTATGACTAAGGAAGAACTGAATAATTTTGAAAAGAATAGAAGAGACTATATGAAATCTTTAGATAATGAAGAAAGAGGTAGAAAGAGGCAGACATGGACAAGATATGCACCAATTATAGGCTCAGGTTTAGCAAGTCTATCAGATTTATTCAGTAAACCAGACTATGGTAGTGCTGATATGATAGGTGGAGTAGATTTAGGTGCTGAGGCAGCAGGATATGCTCCTATTGGAAACTATCTATCTTATAGACCTTTAGATAGGGATTATTATATTAATAAGATGAGTCAACAGGCTGCTGCCACAAGAAGGGCTTTACAGAATACATCAGGTGGTAATAGGCTTAATGCTCAAGCTGGAATACTTGCTGCTGATTATAACTATGGTCAAAGCATCGGTGATTTGGCAAGACAAGCAGAGGAATATAACCAACAGTTGAGAGAGAGAGTTGAGGCATTCAATAGAGGTACTAATATGTTTAATACTGAGACTGGACTTAAGGCTTCAATGTTTAATGCAGAGTCAAGAAATGCAGCTAAGAGAGCAAGATTAGGGCAGGCTACAACTGCTGCTCAGATGAGACAGGCTATTAAAGACCAAGATGCTGCAAGAAGAAGTGCTAATATAACTAATTTCTTACAAGGATTAGGTGATATGGGATGGGAAAATGAACAAGCTAACTGGCTTGATACATTAGCTAAATCAGGTGTTCTTAAGATGAATACCAGAGGAGAATACACTGGAGGAACTAAGAAAGCTAAAGGTGGTAAAGTAAGAACTAAAAAGAAGAAAGGATTGACTTATGGCTAATTTTAGTTTTGTAAGTGGTGCTAAGTTCAGACCATTCTCTTATCAGGAAATGCTTCAACCACTTCAAGCATATACTCAAGAATACAATACTATTCAAGAGGGTATGGGTGAATTAGGGACTAAAGCAGATGTCTTTGAGAGAATGGCTAATGAACAGACAGACCCACAGGCTTATGCAATATACAAACAATATTCTAATGACTTGGCTGCACAAGCTGAGTCATTAGCTAAACAAGGTCTTACTCCTGCAAGTAGGCAAGGATTGATTGATATGAAAAGAAGATACTCTTCTGAGATTGTTCCTATAGAACAGGCTTATAAGAGAAGACAGGAGTTGATAGATGAACAAAGGAAATTACAGGCTCAGGATAGTACACTATTATTTGATAGACCTGCTTCTACACTTTCCTTAGATGAACTTATAGCTAATCCAGCCTTATCACCACAATCCTATTCTGGAGCACTATTATCCAAACAGGTAGGTACTGCTGCACAGAATTTAGCTAAGGAAGTAAGAGAAAACCCAAGAAAGTGGAGAACAATCTTAGGTAATCAATATTATGAAACCATCATGCAGAAGGGATTCAGACCTGAGGAAATTATGCAGGCTGTACAGAATAATCCTGAGGCTTCTCCTATACTTCAAGGTATTGTGGAAGATGCAGTAGGAAGTTCTGGTATCAGAAGCTGGGGTGATGAGAATATTCTCAATAGAGCTTATGATTATGCAAGACAAGGCTTGTGGAATGCAGTAGGTGAAACTCAATATCAAACCCTTTCTAATAAGGCTTATGATTATGCAATGCAGGAAAGATTAGCCCAAGCAAGAAAGAAAGGTACTAAGGAAGATGTGCAAAGTCCTTATTTCAGAAGTTCTGGTGTTACCAAGGTAAAAGATGTAAATGTTGAGAAGAAAAAAGATGATATAGCATTTATACAAGGTGTAAGGAATGGTACTATAAACTTGGATGAAACAGCACAAAGAGTTGTTGGTTCAGACCCTCTTGAGTTATATGGAACAAGGGGGCACCTACAAAGGACACCTGGAAAGGTAGAAACATATAAACCTAATCAAGAAAGAATTTCTAACTTGATGAAAGAGTATGGAATAAGAAACTTGGACCAAATTGAGGCTAAACTGAATAGTGATTTGAATAAATCTGCAATGAGGGAAGTAACCTATATAACCTCTATAACAGACCCAACTCTAATTTCTAAAACTATCAGAGAGAATGCAGCTTCAATATCAAGAAGAACTGATGGAAAATCTGGAATATATGAACTTGATTCTAACAAGAAAGGAGATATGCTCTCCTATAAAGATATAAAGGATTATTTCAATGAAGATTCTCAGATTGAATATGACCCTAATTTAGGAATTGTATTTACAGGTACTAATAGCAAGGGTGATACTAAGAATTTCCTTCTTGACCCAGAAGTTGTAGCTGGAGAAACAAAGGTATATGAAGATGGTATAAGAAGAAATGTCATTCAAAACCAATTGATGTTGATTAATCAAGCTATAGAAAATGAAGATGTCGAGGCTCAGAGACATTATATAACTGAGTTAATGAATGATATTTATAGTAGATTTAATTCCATTGCTAAAAGAGAAAGTAATACAGATTCAAATATTTAATTATGAGTATAGATAGAACAGACCCTACTCAAGCTGGAATCTCTGGCTTGAGAGGGTTAAATACCAATGAAGGAAAAGAAAGACAGTTTCAAGAAACTGGTCTTAGTAGTTCTCCTGCTGAGTTCAAAATTAGGCAGAAACAGAACTTTGAATCCCCATATCAAGAAGTTTATAGAGAGGGAGTAGGGGAGAGTGTGTATGACACTGGTATTACCTCACTAACCCAACTTGATAATTTAGCCAATACAAGAGGTGAATTGCAACCTTGGTATGCTCAAATAGGAGCTGGTTTAGCTAAGGGTGCTGTTCTTGCAGGCACTACATTTGCTGATGGTATTCTTGGCACTATAGTAGGTTTAGGTAATGCAGCAGCTACAGGAACATTCTCAGGCTTTTGGGATAATCCTTTCTCAAATGCAATGCAGCAAGTAAATGAATGGTCAGAATCAGCTCTACCTAATTACTATACTGATGCAGAGCAGAATGACCCTTGGTATGAGAATATATTCTCAGCTAACTTTATTGGAGACAAGTTCCTTAAGAACTTAGGTTTTGCTGTTGGTGCTGCCTATTCTGGTAAGATTAGTGCTGGTGCCACCTCAAGATTACTTGGTCTTAATAAAGCAAGACAAGCATTCAAAGGTGCAGTTACAGCCTCAGGTGAGGCTCTTAGCCCTAATGCAGCTTTACAAGCTTATAGGGAAGGAGATTTATTCCTTGATGGTGTAAGGCTTACTGAGGAATTAGCAAGAGATGCTAAGAAACTTAAGATGGCTGAGCCTACTCTTAAACTTACTGGTGCTTTCTCAGGGGCATTAGGTGAAGCAAGAATTGAGGCTATTCAAAATAGTAAAGACTGGTTTGAGCTTCACAAACAACAACTTGATGATGCACAAGCTAAAGTAGCAGCACAAGAGCAAGAAGCTATGCTTAGAGAGTTTCCTCAATATAGTAGTATGCAAATTGACCCTGATGGAAATGTAGTGGAAACCCTTACTCCAGAAGGACAAGCTATGTTACAAGCAAGAGTAGATGCTAAGTTTGATTACAAAGGTGGGCTACAGAAACTATCAGAAGATAGGGCTAAGATGGGTAATATAGACTTTGCTCTAAATATTCCATTGCTTACTGTATCAGATGCTTGGCAGTTTGGTAAGTTTTATGCAGGAGGATATAATACAGCTAAGAAAGGTAGTCAGATACTAAAGACAGTTGCAGAGGATGGTACTGTAAGTTATAGTGCAGCTAAACCTTCTGTACTTAGAAATGCTTTGAAGATTGCAAGTAAGGGTGTTGCAGAAGGTCCTTATGAAGAAATGGGACAGGCTGTTGCAGGTAAAGTTGCAGGATATAAATATGCTTCTGAACTTAATGACTTCTATGGAGCCAAGATAGACCCAGATGCAGAAAGTGAAACTATTGACTGGCTACAAGCTACTGCAAAAGCTATTCAACAAACTTATGGCACTGTTGAAGGATGGGAAGAAGGCTTCATTGGTGGTTTAACTGGTTTAGTTGGTATTCCGGGCTTTAGAAGTGCAAAGAATAGTGAAGGTGGTTTCCAATCTCCAGTGTATCTGCAAGGAGGTATTAAGGAAGATATTCAAGAGATAAGAGAAAGAAGTGAGAAAGATGATGCTATTGTAACCCAACTGAATAATAGAGTACAATCACCTGAGTTCCTTAACTACTATCAATCAGCTATCAGGCATAATGCTTACCAAAAACAAATGGATGAAGCTGCTGATAACAATGATAACTTTGAGTTTAAGAATGCTGAACACAACCAGCTTATTAGTGATGTTATCATGTTTGATAAGGCAGGAAGAATCAATGACCTATATGATATAATTGAGGAGGCTGGAAATGTAAGACCTGAGGATGTTGAACAAATAAGACAACTTACTACTAATCAGGAAACTGGTATATCAGTATATGATAATATGACTGATGAAGAAGTAATTGAGCAGATTCAAAAGCAAACTCAGGAAACTAAGGAAGCTGTAGATAATTACAGAAAGATTAGTCAGGACTTACAAGTTAAGATTGGTGATTACTTTGATGAAGATGGTCTTGAAGAAATGACTTATTACTTCTCAAACATTGATAACCTTGAAAACAGGTTTAAGTCAGTACATGAAGATATAAAGGACAGACTTCAAGGAGTACTTGATGCCTCTATGGATAGAGAGTTTATTAGTGACAGTGATGAAAATAAGATTAATAGATTATCAGATTTATTGAACTATTCTCCTGTAAGACTAATTGATGAACTTGCTGATTCAAAGGAAGCTCAATCTTATATCTCTTTATTAGATAAGACATTACAGACTGACCCTAATAAACAGGATATAATTGATGAGGTTAATGACCTTCATAAGATAGCTGAAAGAAGACTTGATTTCATTGACAAGTATGATACTTATCTTAGAAATCCTCAAGCTCTTGCACAAAAACAAGAGAGACAAAGAGAGAATATTATAAGAGAAAATGAAAGACAGGAAATAGCTAAGACTAAGGATGCAGCATTAGCTGCTACTAACCTTAATGAGTTTAGAGAAGCATTGAATAATGAGCCTGATTCATCTAAAAGACTTCAAATTCTTGATGAACTTGAGAATGAAGGTAATAAGATGGCTAAGGACTATAAGGAAGTTCAGATGTATAATAGTGAAGTAAGCAGGGCAATAGATAGACAACCTATCTCTCCTGAAGCTAAAGCTAATGCACAAGAGCTACTTAGGACTCAACATGAAAATGCAAACAATCTTGAGGAAATGGCTAATCCTAACTCAGTATTCATTAATAATCCAGAGAGTCTGTATGATGAAAATCTACCAGATGATTTGAATATGATGAATTTTGCTGAGGCTCAATATGGACTTCTATCTGCAATGAGTGAGGTTAATAATGACCAAAGATTCAAAGCAAGGTTCCCTTCTGAATATCTAAAGCCAGTTGAAAAAACAGAAGGTACAAGAGGTACTGTATCAAAAGACACAACTGGGGATAGTGGTACACCTACAGTTCCTACTGTTAATGGGCAGGATTTACCAGTTGATACTTATGAACCTCCTGTAGGTAACATTACTCCTCAAATGGTAGCTGAGGAAAATAAGAAAGCCAATGAAAATGCTCCTACTCCTCAATCATTGGATAAGGATGCAAAGGGTAAAAGGCAGTATTATAGACCTACTATCCCTGAATTGCATGTTAATGCAAGTAAGGATGGAGATTTCAGACCTTTCAATGTAGTAGTTGCTGAGAAAGAGAACTTGAACTTTGATGAACTTTATAACTATCTTAGAGATAATAGAGCCTTCAGTTATGTAAATGAAGGTAATCTAAAGGCAGGTGATGAACTTGGCTTCATGATTGACCCTGAATTTAATGACCATACAATCTTTATTGTAGATAAGAGGAATAACCAAATAGTAGGTTCATTAGATGAAAGTCAGTATGTAGTAGATAGATATGAAGGGTTATCAGGTCTTATTGAAAGAGTAAAAGAAGAATTCAATCAGACTGGAAAGGATAAGAAGTTTATAGCTACTCCTACTACAAGAGTATCTCAGATAATGGTTGGTAGAATACCTTATGGTACAGAAGAAAGAAACATGGGAGAAATACCTAATGTAAGTGCAAGTTCTATCTTTGGTATTGTAAAGAATGGTATCCTATCCACTAATGGTAGAATTAGTGATGATTTAATCATCAAGCCAATGGATATGAGCCAAAAGGAAGGTAGGATGTATATCCTTATTCCTAATGCTGCTGGTAAATATAGTCCTGCTGCTGTAAGGGTTAAGCACTTCAATGAAAGTGAATATAACCCAGAAGATGTTACTGTTAACTCCACTCCTTTATACAAGAATATAAAGAAGAGTATTGATGCTTTAGCTAATGCTTTTACAGAGGAAGATGTTAATAATGCAGTAAAAGATTTGGCAAGAAGTCTATATATTGGTGATGTTCATATTGACTATGTACAAGGTAAGAATGGTAATGGTATCAGGTTTACTAAGGTTCAGAGAGATGCAAATAAGAATGAAATCTATGATGAAATAGATGGTAAGAGAGTCAGAAGAGAAGATGCAAGAACTGTATTCTTAACTGAAAGATGGGACCCTAATGTTCTCTATGAATTAGGTGGAGAGGGTGTTAAAACTCAACCTGATACAAGAGATTCACAGGAAGTAGCTGGTGAAATACAAAACATTTTAATGGCATTCAATCTTCCATTACAGGTGAATTTAGGTATGCTTAATAAGGGAGGCTACAATAACATGTTACTCTCTTCTGGAGTAATGACATCCAATATAATAGATGCCAGTGTAAAAAGTAACTGGTTTACAACAGATTACTTTGATATACAAGGCAACTTACAACAAGCTCTAAACCCTGCATCAGTTAAGGCTGAGGAAGGCAGAAAGATACAAACTCCTGTAGGAGGTACAGAAGGTGCTATCTCTAGAACAAAAGTAACATTACCATATAGTGAACTTTTTGGAAGTATAGATATATATGTGGATTTGAAAACCAATACTATCAGAAATGACCAAGGTCAAGATATAACAAGAATGTATAATACTTCCATGCAGCAATTTTTCTTTGACTTGGCTTATATACAAGAAAACTATGGGAATGCTCAGAATGGTTCTATGATGATGGGGGGTATCACCCTTCTTCCTAATGGTAAGGTTCTGAACAGAAATACAGGTCAGTATGTAACTGGTGCTGCATCAGATAAATTCAAACAGAAATTAGCTGATAGAAAGAAGACTGTAGCTGACTCTAAGAAAGTTATAGACCAGATTGCAGAGAACCAGTCTAAGGTTGATAAGACAAGAACTGATGGTGAGTTCTATTATATACTTGAGGATGATGGTGAATACCATGAATATAAGAGGGTACATTCAGTATTAGGAAGTAATTGGATTGAGTTTCCTAAACAGACTAAAGCTCTACAGGATTTAAGAGTTAATCTCTCAAAGAATGCAGATAATATAACACAGTTCAATAACTATCTTAAGAACTTAAGTAACCATTATGGTGTAGACCTTACAGCATTTGAGGGTAAGATAGATGCAAGAAGTAGAGATACTATCGTGAATATAGTAAGAGATAAGATGTCTGGAACTAATTCACAAAGAGCATTAGAAGCAGGTACTTCTGTAGATAGTGTAATCAGAAACTTCTTCACATCAAGTGAAATGCCAGTTAAACCAAGCAATATGTCTGAACAGGCATTCAATGATTTGGTTACTTCTCTTACTGAAATTAAGAGTAATATTGAAGCAAGGGGTGAAACATTCCTTACTAATAATATAGTACTTTTCAATAAGTATGAGAATGGAAACAGGGTAGCTGGTGAGGTTGATATTCTCTCTGTAGATGCTAATGGGAACTTCAAGATATATGATGTTAAGACAAGTAGATATAGCTTCTATGACTTTGTTGATAGGAATGGTAGAAAGGTTAATTATTTCAAGAATAAATCTAACACCCAAACAATGAGTCAGGAGCAGTATTACACTAAGCAACTAAGTGCTTACAAGAACTTATTTGAGTCTCAATATCATACTCCTATCACTACTTTAGCTATATTACCTTTTGTACTTGAGTACAACAAGGATAATGTTAGTAGAGTAACTAAGGAGAAGGGTATTCTTCTTAACTATGATTCATCTGTGAATGTTCCTTTAGTTGGCAGTGTAGCCACTCCAGAAGTGAATAATACTAATAGTAGCTTACCTATATTCAACAGTACATTTGAAACAAGAGAACCTATAAACAATGTTCTACCAGACTATAGTATGTCAGATAGTAAAGTAGGTTACTTCTTGAGAGATGGAAAGTTACATACAGGTTATCTAAGTCCTATTGGAAAGGTGAATGGAGTTGAGGTATATATGACTAAGGTTCCTAATATTACCAAAGGGTTTGGAAATCAACCTGCACATGTTGCATCTAATGATTTCTATGCAGTATTTCCTAATGGTAATACTATTGCTTTAGTAAAGAATGCTGTACTGTCATATAGTGAGGCTGAGGCTAAGAACAATATAAAGAAGATACTGGAAGGTAATCCTCAGAGAGTTGTAGATATGTCTCAGGAAAGTACTATACTTTACACTCCTTCTTCTGAACCAGTTAAGATTGAGAAGCCTATTATTCCTGCTACTATTAATCAGGGAGAATCTAATGGTGCAGCTTCAACTGTTGCTAAAGAACAGGCTATTAATCAGACTGATGAAGAGTTTGATGTAGAGTTTGAATTAAGACAGGTTGATGATTTATCAAGACCTATATGGGATAAAGATAAGGAGTTAGCTTGGTTAAATAAGGTTCTACCTCAATTAAGTGAGAGTGAGAGGGTTGTAGTTACTAATGGTCTTATCAGAGTAGCCAAGACTGGTGCATTAGCATGGGGTCAGTTTAGTGATGGTATCATTACTTTAAGTGATATAGCTGCTGAGGGAACTACATATCATGAGGCATTTCATGCAGTATTCCACTTACTCACAGAACCTACACTTAGGGATGAATTACTTCAAGAAGCTAAGAGAACTTATGGAGACTTAAGTAACTCACAACTTGAAGAAGCTATGGCAGAAGGTTTCAGGGAATATGTGATGTCTCAAGACACTCAATCTTTAGGTACTAAGATAATCAATTTCTTCAAGGAATTGTTTGCTAAAGTCACTAACTGGAACAGTCTAAGACCTTCTCTTACTGAATATTACAGAAATATTAATGAGGGACATTACTCTAACATAACCTATAAAGTACCATCTCTTCAAGAGATGAGAAATCAGGAGGGAGTACAATCTTCAATGGATTTCAGTAGTATTGAGACTGAGACAAGGGAAGCACTTGAAAAGAAAGGTTGGACAGAAGAAATGTGGAATCAAATTTCCCAAGAGGAAAGAGAGCAAGCTATCAGATGTTCATAACTTCAAACATGAGGTTTAAATTTTTTATTAAGGTGTAAATAAAAAGGGGAAGTATTAATTTACTTCCCCTTTATTGTTTACAACCTTTCCAGTCTTTCCTTCAGACATTGATTATAAGTACTCATTGCATTAGCTTGCACTTTTAATAAAGCTCTTTGAGCATCATCAATACTCTCAAACTTGTCACTCTCAATAAAACTTTTCAACTTACTTAATTTATCTTCAAGTTGAACTTGTTCTTCTACTAATCTTGTTTTAAAATCACTCATAACTTTTTTTTTTAATTATTATTGTTTAAAAAATGGTATTTGGTCTTCAATATAAATACCTCTCATAACTGTGTTATACATAGGAGCAAGAGGAGACTTAAGTAAGCTCTGTTGAGCTTTAGATTTATCTTTATAAGGTCCAGACTTAAGTATAGCATCTTCTCCATTGAATGTTTCATAGTTCATTGGATTCATCAGATTGATTAGATTAAGAGTCTTTTCTACTGTATTTACACCAGCAGCAGGAGACTTTAATATTCTCAAACCTTCACCAACCATCTCTGGAGTAGGAGTAAGAGCACCTAATTCAGTATATAACCTTCTCAATTGGTATTCAATCATCTTGACTAACCAAGGTCTATCCCTATTATCACTCCACTCTATCAATCCAATAGCTGCTGCTACTGCAAGGAAGTGTGCTACCTCAGTTAATGCTCTCTTGACATTTGCCTGTTCTGTAGGAGTCATTTCATTCCACTTACTTGCAATATCAAATTGAGCTTTCCTTAGGTCTTGGAATAGAACATTCATGAACCTTCCAGTAGTAAGGTAATAACCTTCTGTCCATGCTTCAAGGTCATAGTTATATGTGGCTGATTTAAACCTCCTATTGAGCGAGGGTTTTATCCATTTCCTGAACATCATACCCAATCTACCAATAGCCAACCTTTGTACTGCACTTCTATCAGCTTTATTGTAAATACCATGCATTCTTTGATTAATAGCTGCACTCTTTCTACTGAACTTGATTATATCTTCTTGAGTAAAAGCTGAGCCATCAGCCTTAGTATAACCCTGTTTTAGCTGTAATTTAGCACCTAATTTCTTATTACTACTATCTAATGGTACAACCTCAAAAGCATCCCACAGACTTACTAACTTACCATTAGGAGCCTTCATTTTATAAGCATCAGCCAGAGCTAATGATGTTCTATTCTGCATCCAGTGTTCACCAGCATTATTCATGAAGAATAAAGCAGATGTACCAAACATTCTACTAAACCAAGTCTTCCTGTCAAAGTTGACTTCTCTTGTATCCTGTTCATATTCCTGCATTACATTGAATAGTTCATCCCATAAAGCTAACTTATTGGTCTTTACCCTGTCACCTAATTGAGCTAAGAATGATGGTAATTCCTTACCATAAGTTCTATCAGCTCTTAGGGTATTCTTTTCATTGAAGAACTCTCCTGAGAAAGACTCAATTCTCATCATCACCTTACCAGTAGCCACATTGGAAACACCTGAAAGGACATTCAATGCCAAGTTATTCATAGAAGTCATTCTATTAATAAAGTTAGCTACCTTTCCCTTGTCAATATTAGTCTTACCAAATGTTCCTTCATCTGCCATGTATCTTCCATATACCTGCATTTCAAAGAAGTCATTCAGTCTTTCCATAAATCTTGACTTGTCTCCTGTCTTAGTTAATTTACTCTCAACCTTTCTACCTACTGCCTTAAATTTCTCAACCATAGGTTTACCACCTTCTGTTTGAGTGACTTGTCTTTCTCTTAGCATATCTCTACCAACTTCAAGAACATCAATGACCTTATTCATTTCATCAAAGTCATTAGCCATTGCTGCATAAGCAGTCATAGTGCCTACTATATCAGTAGATAAGTCATTAGCACTTTCTCCCTTCTTGAGCTTTGTAAAGTAGATAGGTAACATTTGTACCTCTCTATCCTCAAAGTCTTTTACAGTTGCCTTGTCTCCAAAGTCTGTATCATCAGTTCTCCTAATGAAATTATCCTTGATACTTTCCCAAACCTGTTGAGCACCAGACTTCACACTTTCAGAGCTTTTAACCCTCTCAACCAAGTCTTTCCTAATCTTTACAGCACTATTCAGCTTGGTATATTTATCAGGAAGAAGAGCATCAAGTTTAGCTTTAATATCCATTACAGTAGTATAATAGTCCCTTTGGGCTTTATTAAGCCTTCTGAACTCCATACTTTCATAAATGGATTTCTTAGGTTGTCTAACTCCATCTACAGTCTCCATATTGGCATTGAACCAGTTCTGTCTCTCTTCATTGTATTTATCAGCATTCTCTCCTACAGGGTTTCTGCCATACTTTTCATTGAGACTTTGGAACATAGTCCTCATTCTCTCTCTGAATAGAGCATGGTTTATCTCACTGATATAATTACCACTCAGATTACCTTTACTATCTCTCTCAAACATCCACTCAGTGTCTTTCACACCAGCCTGTTCAAGTTTAATAGTGGCAGCTTGTAGTTCCTTCTGAATATCAATAGTCTTCAATCTGGCTTGTTCCTTGCTCTTTTTAACAGCTTGGTCCATAATCTTCAACATATAATCAGAGCTGTCTGCCATACTATCCAGCCATCTATCAAAGAAAGAAATATCCTCATCAGCTACTTTAACCAACTCCTCTGCATTTAGAGTCTTTCCTTTGTACTTTCCAAAAGGAACCACAAGGTTATCCCCTACAAAAGGCTTGATGAAATCAACAAATAAAGGCATAGAGATTGTATTATAGTCCACTGCAAGGTCATTAAGCATTGTAGTGACATTATCTAATGCAACCCTTACCCTTTGACCATATCTATTGTCTGTGGACTTCTCTTCCTCTCTTAGAGCCTCCCTTACTGAATCAGCTATCCTCTTATAACTGTACATATAGTTCCTGATGTCCCTGAGTACTCCAGCCCTTTCATTAAGATTGGTTGCAGGAGTATTTCTCAGCACCTCAAGCCTACTACTTACTTTTCTTAACTCTTCAAGTGCATTATCAAGGAACATATATATGCCCTCAATCTCACTATTATCAGCTAATTCAAGCTCTAACCTGTCTATTAATAACCTCTGGTTGGCACTAAACTGACTGTTAGGATTTCTCTTTTCATAAATCTTAAGCCTCTTCAACTCATTATCTATAATCTTCTTCAAGAGAGTTTTATCTCTATCCACTCTTTCAGTAGTAGAATAGAATGCCTCAGAAGTAGCTATGTTCTCAACACTGATAGCTTCATCCATCTGTCCAGTAAGAATATCACCAGCCAGCTTGCTAAAGCTACTTTCTGCCTCAAGCATTGCTTTTTGGAACTGTGAAGCCCCTAATCCTCTAAAGAAATTTTTTACAGCATTGATAAACCTCTCCAGAAGGGATTTATAAGATGAAGAAGGGATGGGTTCAGACTGTAGTAAGTGTTTAGCAAGTAATTTACCAGCAGCTTCTCTGGCTAACTTTGATTCATCACCTTTATACAGGCTATCATAAGTGTTGTAATCATCACCTAATATCTCGCCTACTAAACTATTGTTAGCCAAGTGATTAACCAGTCTATTGATAAGAGGATTATCACCCATTGCCTCAATAGCAAAGTGAGCAAACTCTTCTGGTAATGCTCTCTCACCTTTAATACCATCAGCAAGTCTAATCAATTCAATTATACCTGTTGCAGCATCTCTGGCTTGACTAAAGTCTGTTACTCCTGCCACTCCTCTTCTCTGTTCCAAGTCTGTAAGAGCACCTATCCCAATACCATTAGCAGCTAATATCTCTCTCAATCTATTATTAAGAGTGTAATTATACTGCATATTGTTAGCTTCAAGACTATTCATCTTGTTTCTTACTCTGACAAAAGGACTAATATAAACCCTATTACTTTCATTGTCCCATACCTTTTCAACAGATGCAACATAGTCTTCTCTAAACTCTGACTGAGTGTTGAATTGAATAGCCTTTTGGACTAACATTCTATAGTTTTCATCATTGTTCAGATATAACTTAGCTCTACCTGTCTTATGGTAATGACCAATCTCTTCATTAAGGTTCTTTAGAATCTTCTGCTCATCAATAATACTTCTTAGATTAGTTTTCTTCAAGAGACTGCTTAGAGTAGGTTCACCATTTTCATCCATCTGTAACCTTGGATTCCAATTAGTAATAAAGTCACTACTCTTTGTAATGAGGTATATTCTTGTTGCCTCCTGTCTATTAGGGGCATAAGCCAGCAGGTCTTTAAATAACCTGCTGCTTACTACCTCATTTTTACTGTTCCTCACTTGAGGAATTATTGCACATTTCTTAGCCATATCTATAATTCATATAATGTATTTGCACCACAGATTTTATCATTGTTTGCATCCTCATACTCAGTATTAGGACTAATAGAATTAATATCATCTGCTTTCCCTTCATTCACTTCAAGTGGAGCACCATACACCTGACTGAAAGCCTCACTTGCAATATCTTGAGTCAGACTTGAGAAATCATAGTTAAGATACTCTGGCATGGAGTCATAATCAATATCAGCTTCCTGATAGGCTGTTATATCCTGATTTATATTAGGAGTATAATTCCTGTCATTCTTCTCAATTACTGACTTCATTTCAGTAACATCCTTACCATATTCATACTCAATGAAACTGTTCTTGAATCCAAGTGGGTCTATCCTTTCATACACAGCTACATTAGGCTGTACATTATCAGCTTGTGTAAGCCTATAATATATTGTACCTCCTTTGTATCTTCTTGCTATATAATTAAAGAAGTCATAGGTTGTTTCCTCTCCTGTTCCTTCCCTCTTCCTTATTATCTTCTTATCACCACTGTTAGATTCAGTATCAATGGTTATTTTAACCATATCCAAAGCATCACCTTGTTCATCAGTGAAAGAAGTAGAAGCCTCTGTAGGAACCTCAGGAACCAACTGTCTGTTATCCAAGTGATTGTAGATGTACTGGTCAATAAATTGACTGTAATCATCCTCACTTTCCAACAATCCCCTCAGTGTATCAATATACTCTGGAACAGACTGTCTAATGGCAGTTGGTGCTAAATGAATGAAAGTAGAAGGTCCAAATGCAAATCCATTTCTGTAATAACTGTATCTGAATAAATTAAGAGCTAAAGCCTGAGCTTCTGGACCCATATATAACAATGATTGCCAGTCTCTCATATATCTTTCCCTAAGAGTAGGACTTAACTGACCAACATTCTTAAATACTACTGTATCTACAGGATTATTCTGGTTAGCCCTTATTACTCTTAATCTCTTAACAAACTCAAGTTCAGCTATTTCAGGATGTTCACTCAATGTTCTGTTGAAATAATCAGGGAAATTATTGATGAAATCCCTTCTCTTATCACTGGATGTTGTAACCTTATCATCTGCTCTGAGGTTAGCTTCTTGCCCAAAGAATGATGTCTTGGACATAATATAAGCTAACAAATCATTGTAGATGTTATTGAGTGTCTTTGCATTTAACTTGCCTGTCTTAGTGTGTTGTCTTAAGCCTCTCAATCCCTCTTTACCATCAATTACTTCCCTGAATGAAGAAGTGAATTGAGGGAAATATCTACTGAACATTTCTTGTGTTTGGTCAATACCAAGGCTAAAGAATGCTTGTAAATAGGGTAATGGGGAACTTAATAACCTCTCTCTTATCTGGTCAATATCCATACCTTTCATACTGAAAGGCATAATAACATCTGCACCAGTTAAAGGAGAGTTTTCATTTAAAACCACATTAGTCAGGAAATCATCAACCTTCTGTATCTTAATCTGTGTGTCTGCAATAGTAGGACCTGCTGCACCACCTTGAGTATCTGCTCTTGTAGCTTGAACCAACTGTCCTAAAGCATCTGCTGTGCTCATTATTCTCTTAAATAAATAACCAGCAGCCACCTGCTTCTTATAGAACTCAACCTTTCTGTAGTCAGATGTCTGTGTCCTATCACTCAATTCCTCTACTTCCTTCTGGAGAATGATATTGTCTGCCAATTCATCTGCCATGAACTTATTAGATTTATAATTGTCATAGGTTACATCTTCCATCATTGCAGCCCTTTTCTTATAGTTCTCAATGACTTCATCAATGATTGTGTCCTTTCCTTTGCCTTCCCTACTCTCTCTAAAATAGGTATTGGTAATATCCATTACAATTGGTTGTGACATAATCAAACCAATCTCAACAGGATTATAGCCAAGCCTACTTAAAAGCATTGAGGCATCAGCAGTGAATGTATTCTGATTCAATGAAGCAAGCACAGGGTCTTTTACATTATCCACAGATGCAGCAAGGAAACCTGCATTATTCCTTGAGATATACTCCTTATTGTCATTCATCAGACCATGAAGAGAAGTCAGTCTCTTACCATTAAGTAAGAAAGAGCCATTCTCAGTATTAAGACCTAATTCAGTATGTTGCATCAAAGCATGGTTTGCATTATGGTTGGCATAAATACCAATCAATGCTGCACCAGTCATATTCTGCTGATGAAGTTGAACTTGAGTTCTTGGGTTAAGAGGGTCAAGTTTTTTCTTGAACTTCTCTGCCAATTTGTCAAGTTTCTTTAAATCCATACTCTGTAACTTGGAAAGAGTACTTTGATTTTCAGGAATATTCAGTTCCTTTCTTAGTTCAGACTCTCTACTGGATTGTAGAATGTTAATTATTCTTGCAGACTTCTTCTGATAATCAAAACCACCGGGGTTAAGCATCTTTGAAGCAGTGTCAGCATTAGTCAGAACACCCCACATCATATCAATCAGTAGATTGTTTCTGGCTTCAAGACTATTCTCTTGTGGAGACTTGCTAAAGTCATATTCAATCTTCTCAATCTTGTCCTCAGAAGATACTCTATACTTCTCTCTATTAGCTTTATATGTCTTCCAGAGATTGTATTCCTGACTATCCTTAGGAGCTTTCCTACCATCATCTATGGCTCTGTTTACACTCTGTCTATACTCCTTCAACATTTCAGGAGATACAGCTTTTCCTTGTGTCAATTGAGCAACCAAATCATCAACAAACTGTCTTCTATTATATTTAGGAGTTATCTTGAACTCAGGCAGCATAATATACAATTTATCCACATCAAAGTCAGAACCACTTAGGGTAGTAATCTCTGCTGGAAGCATAATTGCAGAACCATTTTGCTGGGGTAAGAAACCTTTAATATAAAGAGGAGCCATTGAATATTTGTCCTCTGTTGGTTGTATTGTTATCTCATAGATGTTTATTCTATGATTCTTTATGTTTCCATAAAGCACGGACTATATCTTCATCCCATTAGGATGTTGGGCACTCGTGGGTATATTATATTCTGTATTTCTACAGTTTCAATACCTAGTCTCTGAACCTTTTATAGTCATTTAAACTATAACTTGGCTGCTGATTGTCCCTATTTGTTAGATTTTTACACACTTGCATATTCCCAAAAGTAACCATATCTTTTCTGATGAGTCTTTATTCCATTTATAATATTAGCATCTTTTCTAATATTACCTAAAGTTCTCGCAGCTTCTCTTATAGATGAGAAAGTATTAATTACAATACCATTTTCATCTAATTGATTAACTTTTCTCTTCAATGGATTAGAATCTCTAAGTTTTAATCCTATCTTAATTGCCTTGTCATTATAGCAATTATTATAAGCCTTAGTACACCATTCTAAATTTTCAACAGAATTATTCTGTTTATTCTCATCTTTGTGGTTTATACATTCCCAACTATTAGGGTTTGGTATGAAAGTATCTGCTATTATCCTATGTACTGCAATGGTTCTTATTTTATTAAAGGTATCATATAGCTTTACTATAGGATAACCACCACTGTCAAGTACTGTAGACAAAGGTTTTAATATATTTCCTTGTCTATAACTAAATACTTTTCCACTTTTAGTTACTTTGTAGCTTGGATATTCTCCAAATCTACTTTTAATATCAAATAGTTCTTCTTCCATATAATGTTCTTGTATAGATTTATATGTACAAAGATACTATAAATATTTGAATTACGCAAATTTTGTACTAACAACCTCACAGGAGGTTCCAGCAATTCACCCAATTTATTTTCCATTAGCATTGCTGCTAAAGTGAATCCCAATCTTTCGATTAAACTCTATAACCAATCAACTTTCTCAAGCTGTCTGGTAATTTATTTACATCCAGTTCATGAGTACCTGCCTTCATAAGAGGTTCATAGAACTTCCTACTATATGCTGGCATATAAACTTCGAGATATTTGATTCTCTTGTTCTCTCCTTCACCTTCAAAAACAATCTTTAATTCATCAGTAAGACCATAGTCAGACACCTGAATAAGTGCTCCTCCTCTAATCTTCTGCTTAGTAATCCTACTCTTGATAATACTATTCAGCAATGTCTGTACTCTTTGGGATTGTACAGGGTCAAATAATGGAATATTGAATTGTCCTTTCTCATTGAGAGTACAAGCTCTAATCATATCAATTCCATATCTTTGATTACCTCTTAATTCCTCAAGAAGTATCTTCTCAACCTGTTTGGGGTCTTTAAAGATTTCATTTACATCAGCAAAAGCCTGAATGATATTCTCAGTGTTAATAGCATTATACATATCTAACCATTCCTGCTTAGACATTTCCCTACCATTTACATCAATCTTAACATCTGGACTAATATCTGCTGTAATCAGCTTTCTAATCTGAGTACCAACTAACTGAACTGCATTAATAGCATGTTCTGGAGTTGCAGTCTGAATACCATAATCCTCATAGCTTACTTTATGAACTACATTAGGATTCTCAACACCATTCTGAGTAGTGGCATTCTTAAGTACAGACTTGACATCTTCCTTAGTATTGACACTGTTCAAATCAATTACACCTTGTTTCCCAACCTTAGTAGTTGATTCAAATTGAACTACATCAATTCCATTCTCTTCCATGAACTCATTGATAGCTACAAGTTTACCTGATTTACCAAGTGGACCTGAAACTAACTGGTGCATAGCCATAAGAAGGAACTCTGAGTTCTTATGCTGAACTGGTGTCTTAATGCCTGTATGACCTTGAACTCCACTCATATTATTCACCTGAGTGTACACATAAGGTTTCTTGGTCTGCCAGATAATATTGAAATCAGCCATATCCCACTTACCATTTTGGAAGTTATCAAAGGCTCTCTGCATATCATCTGTCCACTGACCAGACATATCAAGAATAGCTCTGTAAGAACTTAATGACCTGTAAGCCTGAGCATCTGCCACATTTACCTCTCTGAACTTATTCAAGATTAAATCTCTGTCTCTCTTTGACATCTCACCTTTCTTGACTCTTTCATCAAGTACAGTTGCAATATCATCAAGTGCAGAGGATACAATCTCATCATCCTTTAGATAAATAGTCCTCTCTTCCTTTCTACCATACTTAGAGTTGGTATTAAGTCTGAGAGCAGGAGCATGAACCTCCTTATATCTCTTTTGGAAGTCCTCTATATTCTTATAGAAAGCAAGGTCAGTTGTAGTGAGTTCAATGATTTGTGATGTAGCAAACTTACTATTCCAGAAATACTCTCTCAACTTAGCTTTGGCATTATTTCTAATAACCAAATTTCTATTGATACTATCCATTTCCTTAGCAGTAATCTCACCTCTCACCATCTTCTCTCTCAACAAGTCCTTAATACTTTCAAAAAGAGTAGTTGCTCTTCTATCATCTACTGGATTATTGTTGTTGTAATCCCTTAAAAGAATATCCATCTCTGTAGTCCACATTCCTTCAAGAGCCTTCTTTGCATTGTTCAAAGAAGTTGCTGTATTCCTGTTATAAGAACTTTGACCAGCATTTACACCAATTACTCCAAGATATTTGTACTTACCATTAGGCAGTTCTTCAAGTAAACCAGCTTTAGCCCATTCTCTGTAAGTCTGTTCAAACTCATTATCAAGAGCTTCTCTTACTGACTCTCTGATGAACTCTCTTAACTCAGCACCAGTTCCTTCATTCTGGATTCTCTGGAACCTATCAAGGAAAGTCTCACCATTGTCATATCTTACATCATTCAGAGCTGTAAGGAACTTAAACTCAGAACCTCCTTTACTTTTAACTTTCCCTTCCTCATCTCTGATTATATCATAGTTTGCAATAGGAGCAATGTTAGGATTACCCTTTTGATATTCAACATCCCTTTGGTTTACAAGAGCTATTCTATCTACTTCTTGATTAACCAAATCAACCATCCTATCAAGGATAATATCATCATACTTCATATACTCACCATCTTCTCCAATGATGCTATGATTGTCATACTTCCTGAATCTAATGAACTCAGCAGAAGGACTATCTGAAAGAATTGGCACATGGTAATTAGCCCATTGAATATCAGATTTACTGTTATCTGGGTCTCCAAAGTATTCTGTCAGTAATACTAAGGTATAATCCAAATCATCCCAGTTCTGATATGCAACCTTATCTGAGTTAAGTAGAACCTTATGGCTCAATCCTCTTCTCATTTCAGGGTTATTTACCAGTTGCTCAATCCAGTCATTTCTCCATCTACCATCCTTATAGAACCATTCATATTGTCCGAATTCATTTTCAACAAACTCTTTGAACCTTGCTTCATTACCCATAACATTCTTAAGCTGTTTAATCAACTTGCCAAGATAGTTAGGAGTAACATGGCTATAGTATGACTTATCATTTTCCCTCACACTACTTTCAATGGCATCTTCTGTTACTTCTGCAAGCATCATAGCTATGCTATTGTAAGCAGAACCAAATGTATTTATCAAATCCCCTCTCTTTTCAGTTCCATCTTCAAGAGTCTCAGATTTAACCTCACCTTTCTTTACACCACTGAATATGATATTTAATTGAGGAAGAAGCAACATAATTGGGTCTGTTGCAGTACCACCTTCATATTGCTTTATATTGGTCAGAGCATCCAATAATACACCTTGATTAGCATTGATACCAATCATATTAAGGAGCTTATTCAATGTCTTCCAAACCTTTTCATCCTGTAGGAGTTCCAACCTTTGTTCTGTACTAAGATTGGTAAATCTGTTATTAAGAGCTTCAGTCCATTTAAGACCATTCTCTGCATTCTCAAGATTCAAGTCTCCATTCTTGTCATAGATACTATCATCATCAAGCAGATTACCATTCTCATAGTTATCCCTCCATTCATCAAGTAGATAATAGACACCCTCAGGCTTATTGATAGCAATAGTTTCCATCTTGAAAGTACCATCAGCCTGTAGCTTCTTCTTCTGAATCCAGTAAGGCATAAAGTCCTTTCTGAAATCCTGATAGAACTGACTGAATAGTTTGGGTTCAGCCTGTAGCTTCTTGACTATTTGCTTAGTCCAAGGCTTGGTATTACCCAGAGTCTCCAGAAGTGGTAACATATCATCAGATGTAATCATATCTCTGAGCTTATCTATAAGGGTTGCATGAACATAGTCTGCATCAAGAAATCTAAGATTTCCTAAATCATCCTTATCATACTTTCCTCTGTAGTCAAGTTGGGGTATCTCTCTGATTACCTTTCTAACTTCCTGACTTAAAGACTCATGAGAGCTTACTTCCCTATAATTAGTCATCCATCCATCCTTGAAAGCCTCATCCTTTCCAAAATCATCAGCTTGTGTATCTACTGCACTATCTCCCTCTGGGGTATCATTATTAAGGTTGGCATCTTTAGGGGCAATATAATTAGGGTCAATCCTAATCCCCTCAGTAGCTATTAGTATAGTACTTGCTTCCTCAGCCAAAGGTTTGAAGTTATCTACTACCTTCTGATAAGCATTGGTTTTATATAATGCTTTCTTCTTTGCAGCTTCATACTTCTGTTCATCACTATATCTTTCAGAACCTTTCATACTATTGATTATATTCAGTTCTGATTGTATCCTATTCTCCTCAGAGTCAAGTATATAGTTATTGAAATAATCCCTTACTCTACTAAATAAGCCAGCAGGTGTATATAACTTGATTATCTTGAACCTATCAAGAGTTGCTAACTCTTCTTTCAGTTCATTGACAGCAAGTACATCACCTTCTTTTTCAGCATCAGCAATTCTCTTATTAAGAGTATCATTGTGTTCTTGCAGTGCTGTATCTATTTCATTGCTAAAGAATCTTGCAATCAGACTTGCCCTGTCTCTTCTTGTTCTTGGGTCAAAGTCTAAATCTACTTTAGCTTGTTCTTCCACAGTGGAAATTATTGGAGTATCAAAGGCATCACCCAGTCTTTCTTCTTGTCTTGAAGGAGTAGAAAATGAGAACCTACTCTTGAATGCCTGTTCATCAGATATATCTTTTCCAGATTTATCTCTAAACATAAAATTAGCAGTAGAATGAACTTCACTGGGTATTCCTAACCTCTGTGCTGCAATAATACCTGCCTCATCTATACCTGTTTGACCTCCACTTCTAATCTCAGCTATAGTAACTCCTTTGTTCTGAAGCTCCTCTAATATCTGAGTCACTAAGTCATTATAGTATGCTTGATTTTGGCTCATACTATAAATTCCATTTCCAGCTATGTTAATCTTTAGATTATCTACCTTTCCTTTAGCTTTAATCTGATTATAAAGATTTTCAGCTATTTCTGAAGCATTATTAGACTCAGTAGATAATATAGAAGAAACATACTTATTTTTAGCAGCATTTTTAGTCAGCTTCTCTCCAGCAGTATTAAAGTCTTGAGCCAAAGCTATGGTTATATCTGACCAATTAGCATTCTCTCTTGTCCTACTTGGGTAAGAATTGTTGCCAGAGGTAGAAAATTTTGTGTCTACCTTCTTTCCTTCTGGAGCCTCAAATGCAGGTGAAAGTGCTTTATCTAAAGCCTCTATCATTTCATCCTTACCTTTCCTTAATTCTGCCCTAAAGTTATTTAGTTCAGAAGCAGTAGGATAAGTGTCCCAGTCCTTATTATTCTTGTCTTGCCATAGCTCAACAAGTCCCTTGACTGATTCTATAGTTTCACCCTGTAATTTAGCAGCCAATTCTTCTATTGTAGAATTAGTTGTGATACATCTTTTACTCATCTTATTATAGATTTATAATTAAATTTATGTGCAAATATAAAGGTTGTTTTCTTAATATGCAAGTTATTAAGGGTTTTCTTTTTGAGAGGTAAACCAAACTCTTTAAAAATAAGAAAGGGGAGACTTAGCTCCCCTAACTATTATTCAACTACATACTTAACACCATTGAAGATAAGTTGTTTGATTGTATTTATATTTACTAATCTGACTCCATCTTCTTTGGAATTTCTTTCAATATCCATATCAAGACATTTATACTTACCATCCCTTGATACAAACTGCATCTTGTAGCCTCTTAGTACCCTATCTTCACCTTCAATAAAGTCCTTAATAGGATTATTCTGAATGTGTTCCAGAGCTTCTTTATAAGCTACAGCCATTGACTTCTTAGCTTTCTTAGCCTTGTCAATCAAAGCTACAGCCTCTTGTCTTTGTGCTTCCCTTTCAGCTTCATATTGCTTCTTGGTCTTAGCTTTATCCTGCTTTTGGAACACAACAGTGAATACCTCAGAAGATTTGATACCCTCAAAGATTGTCCTTATACCCGGAGTACCATCTTTCTTATCTTCTTTAGTCACTTTTACTTCTTTGTCATACTGGTCAGAAGTATTAAGTAGGTCTTGAACATAACCATAACCTAATGTTACTGACTTTCCACTCTCTGTATGCTTGAATTTGATTGTATCTTTACCAATCTCTTCAACAATGTAATGTGACTCTTCTGAGAATACATCACCTACTGCTATTTCTTTAATATTGATTTTCATTGTTCTTGATTTTAATCTGTTACTTCTTTTGAATAAGCAGTATATACTGCATTTAATTCTACATCATCCTTTACAGAATCCATAGTAGCCATATACATAGCTTTTGTCCTTGTTCCACCTCTACTTAATGCAGCAGCTTCAATCACTTGAGAAGTTTTACCACTATTCTTGAAAGGAACACTTACACCATTTGTCATGGCAGAAAGCTCTTTATACCATTTAACATACATAGGGTCAATAGTCATGGTATCAAATTTGATACCTAATTCACTTGCCTTCTTAGCTTCTTCTCTCCAATCAATCTGGGCATTACTTATAATACCCTATATAAATCCACCAAATAATTTCTTCTCAAAAACTCCATGTGTAATGGATGTGCCAGTTCTCTTGCTTGAGGATGAGCACTGCCTGCATCCCTCAACTCAAAGAAGTGTTCCCAATCACTTGCAAAACCAGTTACTACCAGTTCTGTTTTCAAGCTATTAGGTAATACAGCTCTTGCTTGTTGTGGTTTCCAGCCATTATTGATAAGATTGAAGTATTGTACCTCAGAAGAAGCAAGACTAAATAAGAAGTACAACTCATTCAAGTCCTCTTGTGTATAAGTAGGGTTACTTAAACTACCCATTTGAATAAGAAGTTCTTGAGAGTTTTGTTCTCCTAACTGTCTTTCATCTACCCAAGGAGGTAGGATAAAAGTAAGTTCATTACCAAACTTATCCTTACTATAGTTACAATATCTTGTACTTTCCTGAGCAAAGGACATTACTCTATGTCTTACAAATTCCATCTGTTATATTAAGGCTCTTTATCCTTAATTCTCCTCTTTTCAAAGGAGTATCGGACTATATCATCATCCTTAAAAGGATGCCCAACACTCGTGTCAGTATTATATTCTATTGTGTAGTATAGGAGACTCGAACTCCTGTGTTAGCTAAACTTCTTCCACCATAATAGTGGGACTACCCATTAATGTAGTTTGCATACAACTATCTCTTACCACAAATAGTTTCAACTGTTAGTCTCTGAACCTTCACACTTTGTTAAAGGTGTGCTTGGCTGCTGATTAGCATGATTTAAGACCTTTTGAGCAAATTCATATAGTTCAGACATTGATAATATGTGTTTACACCTGTTAGCTTGTGTTGTAACCCATTGAACATTTCCTTCTATATAACCCTTAGTAGAATCTATCCTATCTAAAGAAGCTTTTAATATATTAGGTAATTCATCTCCAGTTATGGTACATTTCTTATCTTGAGAAAGATACAAATTCCATAGATAATCTATAGTAAGATTAAATTCAATCTTTCTAATAACTGACTTAGCTTTAATACTATTAAATTTAGATAAAGTAAGGTCTCCCACTTTTCCATTATTAATAGTTAGATTATCTATATTAGTAAGATTAGAGCAATGCTTACATTGAAACCATCTACTTGTGTTAGTAAGTGCAGTAGCAGTTAAATACTGCTCATGTCCACACTTGCATCTACATTTATATCTTAACTGTCCATTAAAATTCTCAGCTTCCCCTATAACAGTCCAGTGCTTATAAGTTTCACCAACTATGATAGGAGTCCTCCTTTCTTTTCTTGAACATTGTAAACACTGAGTAGTCTTTCCTAATCTTAAGCTACTCCAATGTTTGTACTCAATTTTACCACATTCACATTGAACCTTAACATTTCTCTGACCTCCTGTAGTGTATACAGGAGTAGAGTCTATTACAGTCCATTTACCAAATTTTTGTCCTACTTCGATTTCTGTTCTCATACTATAAATATTAAATTCATAGCACAAAGATACGAAAATTATTTTGAATATGCAAATCTTAAATTTTAGCTTTCCAGCAATTCATTGGGTTTTCATTGATAAGTTACCTTATCAAGCCACAAATTTCTTATGGGACACTCCTCTGTCACATACAAAGTGAACAGTAATTCTCTTTGCATGGAACTCTGTAGGTTCACACAGGTATTGTAGGTCATCAATCCACTCATTTTCTATAATAACTCTATAATTACTGGTTATATACCAATAGTCATTCTCACTATTATTCATTACTACAGAGTAAGGATTGTCTATATACTTTATAACTATAGGTTCATTAGAGAACTCTCCTCTATCATCCATAGTTCCATAAGGAATTTTAAGATACACTGTACCATGTTCCAGCATAGCACCATGACCTGACTTAATCATCCTATCTACGAACTCCTTAGCAGAGTTTTCTGTTATCTTATCTTCTGATTTATAACATACTCTCCCTGCCCTTTCAATCTGTTTATAAACTCCTTCAAGACCTTCTTGTTGGTCCCAAATAGAAAAACTTGGTTTAATTAATCTCATATTTTAATCATCTATTACTACAACTTCATCAATATCAAACTCTTTAGGAAACTCAGCATCTTCTACCTTTTTATGAAAGGCTTCCTTAATCTGTTCCTCCTCTGCATCTGGAGGTAATTCAACCTCATCATAATATGATATGGTTACACTCACAAACCTCTTATGTTTTACATCAAGAGGTGCATTCCAAGGTGCTCTGGGGTCTTCATTAGCCCCTAATGGTACATTATTCATCCTCTTTTCCTTTTTAAGTTTCTTAATATTTATCTCTAAATTATTCTCTTGGATTAATCTGCGAGCAATTACACTTTCAAGTTTCTTTGGAATGCTAATATGTCTGCCTTTTTCATTAAGGTAGATAGCATGGTCTCCACTATGTCTATCATAGTAAAAACCATTAGCCACTACCACCCTAACAAACTCTCTATGTGTAAATTGCTTCATCACCAAAGTTCTTTAATTCTCCTAAAGTCCTCACCTTGAGGTACTGGACAATCCTTCACCCGCTCCATTTCCTTGACATTCCATAGTGACAAATCAATATGCTCAGGAAGGAGAAGTTTCATATCAGCAAAGAGATTAAGTCTAAGAGATTTCCCTTTAATGAAATCAGATTTAGTTTCCTTAACCTCTTGCATCATATTGTTCAGTTCCACAAACTTATCAATATCACTCTGACTGTGAGGAGTCAAGACTATACCATCTGCATAAGCTAATATAGTCCTTACTCTATCCCAAGCAGCTATTGAAGTGTACACATATACCTTTGGAATATCTGTATAAACCTCACTAATAACTCGAATAGACCTTATTAATTCAGCTACTTTATTAGTGTGAATCAAAGGTTCTCCTCCAGTAATCATTATCTCCTCATAGTTCCATCTATCCACTACTGGTAAAGATGAAAAATCCCATGAGTTATTACAACACATGGGACACTTGTTAGGACATTTAGTTGTTACTAATAACCTAAGTTTCTTATTCATGATACTACATCTTTATAAGTTACCACTTGTTCAGCCATAAGACCATTGCAAGGAGGTACAATTACTTGTTCAATCCTTGTTACTTTATATAGATGTGGAGTACCATTATATATACCATTACTCTTCAAGAGTATTTCTGCCTGTTGAGGATTAATAGCCTTACACATTGCACATCCCTTACCTATACCAGTAACTTCATATTCCATAACCCAGAGTTGCATTGCTCCATCAGGAGCACATCCTACATCTACCCTATCCCTATTAGGGATTGTAGTGTCTGGGGCACAATAAATTCCTTGTTGTCCTGCCATACTATTTACTATATCTATACATACTTTTTACTTTATCTGCTCTACCCATACTTCCATCATAGATAACATAAGTTTCAAAGATTGAAGCATCAGGTCTAACCTTCCTTAAAGCAACTGAAATACCAGCTTTTGTTCTTCCTAAATAATAGGAATCATCAACGAATATCCAGTTCTTACAAAGCAACTTATCCTTGAATATAAGTGCTTCATTACCCAATCTGATACCACCATTAGTGACAATTACTTCTCTGAAAGTTTCAGTCAATCTGTCACCATACATTGTCATAATGGCATTACCAAATCCTCCACTCACAATTAAGCCTGTATTAGGCAATTCCAAGTTTCTTCCAGCATCATTCATAAAGAATGAGAGGAAGTCTTCAAGTATGCTTCTATCCCCTTTAATCATAAAGTCAAGAGCATTGAAGAACTCCTCTCCTTCCTTGTGTTGTTTTAGAATGACACCTATCTTTTCATTCAATGTCATAATATACCCTTTGCATGAAGATAATATCTAACTATATCCCAATCCACATAAGGTCTATCAGAAATATAACTATGTTTCAAGGGAACTCCTAAAGCTGCATCATCAATATAGATGTGTGCATAAGGTTTAGGTGATGAAGTCCAATCCTTTTGAGTTGGATTTTCATTTACACCAAACAAAGGAATATCATGCTTCTTAAACCAGTCTATTGCATCCTGCAACCCATCACTGGGTAATTTAGCTGGCTTAGTCTTGCCATAGCCAAACTCCTCTGTTTCTTCTGCTCCATCTAACTGATGGCTTCTCATAGTGAACAGTATAATCTTATGACCTTTATCAGTTAATTCTTTTAAGACTTCTGCTGCTCCTATCTCTGCTCCTACTCTTGGGAACTCATGTGTAACACAAGTTCCATCAAAGTCCACTGCTATAATCATCCTTCAATTATTGTTTTATACCTTTCATAAGTCTTTCTTATTACTTCTTCACCAATAGGATTCTCTCTCTTAGAGTCCCTCTCAATACACACCTCAAGAGGTATAAAGAAATCTTTATACTCTATTGAGTAACAATTCATATAACCAAGGGTACTATCAACTAAGTTTTCATAGTATTCTATCTCTTTTGGATTGAAATTCATGTTATCAACAACAATATCATATCCAAATTCCATAGCACTTACTATGAAGTCTTTCTTTATATCAGATACAAGATGTTCTCTACTTGGAACCCAGTATTTACCAAGCATGTTTCTGATGTCATCATTATTGAACCTTACTCTATGCTCTGGGTCTTCAAGTACCCACTGTTTAGCCCATGTAGTTTTACCTGAGCCTTGTATCCCTCTACACAAAATTATCTTACTCATAATCTGCATCTATTTGTCTGATTCTCTCTTTAGCTATGTGAATTATCTTCTCATAGTCAAGTTTTCTACTATCAGTTTCCTTAGTTCTAAGTATCCTTTTAACAATATCTGCATCCCAAGGATTTAGATTATATTCTAACCATATATCCCAAGGTTGAATTTTATGTTTAGCATAATCAGATTGTCCTACATTATAGCTTCTAACATCTTCTTGAGTCTGAGACACTTGAAGAGTATTGGGTAATGAGAAGCTTTTGAAGAAATAATTATACTCCCATTCATGCTCTTCTTTAGTATCATCTACTAAATAAATACTGGTATTTTTTATTTTAGTTACAGTATAACACTTGCCTACATCAAAGTATAAACTCTTTTTTCCTTCATATATGACCTTATCACCTACTTTTAACATTCCCATTATTACTTTCCTCCCAATCTTCTAATGTTACAAACTTGTCAAGGAACTGTCTCTTTTCCCTGACATAATAATGACCATTCTTGAGACTCATATAGAGAACTACATCTATCCATTCCCCACTATCCATGTCTTTCATCTTTACTATACCTTTAGCATAATATTGATTCTTGGTCTTAGGATAGACATAGATTCTCTTCTTTTGCTCACAACTTAACAAGTGGATAGTGTAAATAAGCCCACATAGAGCTATTACAACTACCACTGTTACTACCAATACTTTCCAAATCTCCATAATTTCCTAATGTATCCAGAAATCTGCTTTATCACCCTCAGCAGGAAGTTCTACTTTCCTACAGAAGAATGCTCCAGCCTTTTTCATACAATTTTTCAAAACCTCTGTCATTTCATCAGCTATCTCTTCTGGAACCTCTATATTCCATTCATCATGTGCTGGAATACATAACTTTACCTTGAATAACAAATCATGCTCTACAAGATATTCCCATAAGAAGATAGATGCAGTCTTGAACATAGTAGCACCACATCCTTGACAAGGATAATTGATTGCTTGTTTTTCAGATGCAGACTTCCTCTTGAAGAAGTGTCTTACAGGATGTACATACACATCAGCTATATTTACATAAGCCTCTCTGATAGTATCTTTTCCTGCTTTCTTGGTTGTATAATGATATACTCCCACCATAGAATTAAAGTTGTCTCCTCTGGCAAATCTTTGATATAACTCATTCTTCACTTGTTTAGGAAGCAACTTATTCTCTTTACCTTTATAAGGTTTATAGGTAGCCCAATACTCTTGATTGAACCTTGCTTTTATACCCATTAATATGTCATAATCATAGATATAAGCCTTTCTTCCACTTGAAAAGTCAGTAATGATATATCCATGCTCCATGACAAACTTTCTCTGTCTGTCTTGATACACTTTCATACCTTTAAAACCTTTCATGTAGTTATTATAAATCTTGTTGGCTTCTACAAGAGGAATACCCTTATTACCATGAATAGTGTTAGCATCACCACCATAATTAATGGCAAATTCAACACCCTTAGCTTCACTTCTCCAATGTTTGAACTTATACTTTACTTCTTCTATAGGACAATTTCCTATTATCTCAGGATAAGACATCTTGGCTACCAGAGAATGAATATCACCACAACCATTATTGAACAAATCAATCATAGCTGGGTCATTGGTTACATCTGCAATGATTCTTGATTCTTGCCCACTATAGTCACAAGAAATCCATTTCATTCCTTTTCCTGCAACAAAGCAAGCTCTTGTCTCACTGTCAGATGGAAAGTTCTGAAAGTTAAGATACTCAATATTGTTTGATTTATCCTTACCTCCTGAACTTAATCTTCCTGTATCTGTTCCCAACTGATTAAAGTTAGTATGTAACCTTCCACTCTTTTCATTTATCTGGTTAATTACATTCTGACCATAAGTAGAAGTAACCTTCTTTGCTGCCTTATATTGTAGATACAAATATGCAATGGTAGATTTATCTTGTTGAGGTTCAATTACTTTTGCCTCAATACTATCCTTCCATTCACCAGTATCCTTATCTTTAGCTAACAAATCAAAACCTAATGATTTGAATAATGGAATTACCTGTTTAGGACTATCCCAATTAATCAAACATTGAATCTTGTTTTGAAAGCCAAGAAATAGGTCTCCTTGAAGGTCTTCCTTTATGTACTTGGTACTTAACCTTGCATCAATAGGAATTTTCCATGCTTCACAATAACCCCTCTTTTGCCCTTTAATGTCTGCTTCTGGGCATCTCTCACCCTTCATCTTTTTCCTTGCTTTCTCAAGGTCATCAGGGTCATCCCATCCTTCTATCTGCAAGTAATGATAAGCATAATTCTCTCCTTTAGCTGAGTTAATAACCCAATTACTAAGTGCATCCTCAAATACTTTGACAGTGAAATTATCAAGAAGCATTTTTCTTTCCCACTTACTTCTGTCTAATAACACACCACAATATTCAGTATATGCAACCCAAGGAACAGACTTATTCTCATACACAAGAGCTGTAACTAATCCTCTCTTCTGGAGTTCTTTTTCCTGTGCATCCATTATCTTCTCCAGATATTTCACATCATTTGCACCATACTCAATAACATCTTCTGAAAGACCAGCCCACATCACTTTACCCCGAACAGTTTTATCCAGCTCAACACCAAGATAATTTTGACCTGCTGCTTTTAAAGCCATAGAATGAATACCAGCAGGAAAGCCCATATACATAAGTTTCTCTGCCAAGAAACCATCATAAACCTGTTTTACAACCACTCTTTGATGGAATAAAAACTTCAAGTCAAACTTGATATTCCAACCAATAAATAGTCTATCAGATTCAAGATAGTCTTTAAAGAAACTTAGGCTTACAGTAGTTATATCAATTACTACTTGAAACTCATAACACCCCAACTGGAGCATTATGAGTTCTTTTGTATAAGGGTCAAACCCTCTGGTTTCAGTATCTAAGCCAACCTTTCTCAAAGGCTTGAGCATGTGTAATGTAGCTTGTGGAGATATTATCTCATACTTGTCAGATTCAGGTAGTATTTGTTGAGTTACTACATAAATCATATATTCACTATTGCATCAATTACTCTTGCTCTTCTTCTGGTGTGACTTCAAAGGTAATAGCATAACCCTGTCCCATTACATGGTCTATAGATTTAACTACTGCCTCAGCTTCTTCAAGATATTCTCCCTCAACTATCATTGGACCACCTGATGGGTCTATGAACTTTTTCTTCTTATCTGTCAAACCACTCCTCATAGTATATGTGGAAGTCTTTAACATATAAGTGTGTGACTCACTGCCATCTGGCTTAACTAATCTCCTAAGATAGTTGTGTTCCTCTCCTCTTGATTTTAACTCTATTAAGTCTTTCATACCATTGAATATGCTACTAATTCATCAAAATTCAGTACATACCTATACTTCTGAAAGAAAGTATTTCCAATAATACCATGTAAGTTAATACCAAACTCTTGCTTGATATTACCAAATGCTTGACTCAAGTCTACTACTTGGAAATCATCCTCATAGCTCTGACTTCTATATCCTACATTCATTCTTACATACTTAGATTCTTGGATAGTACCCTCTATTCCAAAATGACCTCCACTCTCTCCAGTCTCTTCATAAGATAATCCTTCCAGAGCTGCTTCATTAATTGAAGAATAAGATGCACCAGTATCAAGAAGGAAGTTCAGTTTCCTGCCATTATTCATAAATGTGACAATTGGCAGTTCAACCAAATCCATAGACTCTCTAAATGAAATTCTGCCCACTTTAGGGTCTATCTTCCTTCTATTCATTATTAGATTAACAACTCCAGCAATAATGGCTACACAAGCCAGTACCACTATCATTGCTACAGTTTTCCATACAAACTCCATGTTTCATGTTTTTTTTTAGTGATTACTTTCCTGTACTACCAATACCACCCCTACCTTCATTTCCAAGGAAATCCACAGGCTCCAGAAGTGGTTTAGATGATAATAGCCATTTTAATTTCTGCCATACAGTAGCAAATTGAGAAGGCACAACTTCAAATTGACATACCCTTGTTCCTTTAGGAATGGTAATAGCTTTAAATGCAAGTAATTCTACTCTCCATTCATCTTCATCACCACTATAGGTATTATCCATAATAGCTGCACTGTTTGCAATTTGCACACTCCATTTAGGTGGAGTGCTACTTCTACTCCAAACAGTAGCTCTCATTCCTTTAGGGAGTTCCATTGCTACTCCCAACTTGAATATACCTAACTCTCCTTTCTTTAAGACTACATCTTCTGCCAAGAATAAATCATAGCAGTCTGACATACCCTCTCCACTCCTTACAGGAAAACAACCTTTTGTTATTTCTTTTACTTTTATTTTCATAATGATTTTAATAATTCTTCTTTAGTTATAAATACATCATCCTCTTTAAATCTTTCCAGACCATTACCAGTTGATATATTAGCAGAATAAGAAATATGTTCCCCCGTATATTTATCCAAAGAATAATGAACCCCCATAATTATTATGGGAACTACCTTGTTATTATACATAACAAAGGCAGAATCTCCCATACTAAACTTAGTTTTAATCTTCATATCATAAGCACTTTGAATACCCACAATCTTTACAGTGAATACAACCACCTTCTCTTACCAAAGTACCACCACAGTCAGGACATACCTCACCCTTGATTTCCTCATTAGGGATATACTTACTAAGTACTCTACACATAGCTGAACTGAATGAAGTGATATTATCATTAACCTTCTTTGCAGTCTTGACAATATACTTAATATCCACTCCATGTCTTAATAACATAGATGAATACAAAGTAGCTGCATTCTCCTCAACATTTTCATTAGCTAACTCAAGATTGTCTATATGAAAGACATCTGATGTAAAGCTATAGTGCATCTTACTTACTTTAGTTATAACACCCTTATGAGGTTTAAAGCTAATAGGATTCCTTGGTCTGAATGCAAAGACTTCATAAGGTTTAGATTCTAACATACCCACCAAGATAATGAATTGTTCACCTTTTGCTTTAATCAAATAAGCATCAGCCTCAAGTTCTTTAGGTCTCTTGGGAGCTTGTCTTCCTTCAATAGTCTTAGGTTTCTCAACCTGAGTCAATACACCTTCCCTACACCCATCTCTATAAATAGTGATACCTTTCAATCCTTGTTTCCATGCCTCAATATAGATGTCAGCAATCTCCTCTTCTGTAGTTTCTTTAGCCAGATTAACTGTACTACTGATACTGTGAGTAATATACTTTTGAACTACTCCTTGTAATTTAACTCTCTGTCTCCAATCAATCTCTGGTGCAGTAGAACCATAATAAGGACTTTCCTTCCAGACTTCCTTCCATGCTCCTAAACTCCATTCATTGACTTCTGACTCACTATAGTTCATAGTTTCTATTGCCCATCTCTTCAAGTTAGGATGAACTACTGTAAACAGAGTGTATTTCTCACCTACTTTATCTACATAATCTACCCTGTCACTTTCAGACATACACTTTCTCTTTCTTTGATAGAAAGGCATGAATACAGGCTCAATACCACTACTTGTACCTGCTAAAATACTTCTATTTATCTTATATTTTCATATAAGTATGGACTATATCATAATCCTCCTAAGAGGACTCTGGACACTTTTTCACTACAGCACTACCTATAGCTACTTCCTGTTATTAAGCTGATTTACAGCTCAGGTAGTCTCTGAACCTTCCAAAAGTTTACTCTTGGCTTGGCTGCTGATTAGCATGATTAGCAATTTTAATACATACATCAATAAAATGCTGTTGGTCAAATGCCCACTTCATTTTATTAACATCTTTATGTACCCATTGTACATTATTTGGCTCATATCCAATATTAGAATCTATTCTATCTAAAGATGCTGATTGCAAGTCATAGTTTACATTACTATTTTTCCTTTCAGTAGTTAATGTAATAGGCATACCACTTAAGGCACATCTACCACCTTGCTTCTGGAATAAGTTCCATAAATATTCTATACTCACATTCCAACTAAGATTTCTCTTCTCTGCTCCATTTTTGAAGTGGCTATAATTTGTTAGTGTTATATCACCAACCCCATCATGAGTCCTATCTACAAAGTTTCTCCTATTTGAGAATTTATATACAGCTCTTCTCTGACTGCAACTTCTACAAGAAGTTTGCCTACCACTTTCAAGAAAATATGCTCTAACAAATAACTCTTCACCACAAGAGCATCTTACCTTAAAAAGAATCTTATCATCTTTAGTTTTAGAGATTTCCTCACTTATTACAGTTAAACCCCCATACTGTTTACCTATCTCAGGTATATGTTTTCTTACACTCATAATACTATTATTTACTGGTTCTATACCACAAATATACTTATAATAAGTGTAAGTACCAAATAATTACAATTAAATATTACTAATTTTAGCCTTCCAGCAATTCATCCAGTTTTCATAGTAGATTACTCCACTATGCTGCAAGTTTGTTTACAGTACCTGTGGGTGCAACTGTACTATTTGAAATATTTCTTCTTCCAAACAGATTCATTTTAGTTGCTTCCTCAGGGAAGTTAGCAGATAGCCAATGATACCAATCATTACCTTCATTTTCCTTATTCTTATCCCAAGCAGGAAATGCCCCCCTTTCTATAGCCATATCAATATTACTATCAAGCTGACCTTTGAACATAACTTTCATTAATTGTCCAACCTGATTAATTCCTTCATCAGAATCATACTTCAAGCCTAACATAGCTATTGCATCAGCAAGTCCAGTAAAACCTAAACCAGCTCTTCTTCCTTGAATTGCAGTCTCCTTGATTTTACTCCATAACTTGAACTCAGTATCATCAGTATCATTCTTCACTATGTTAATAATTCTGTCAACAGCTTCAATCTCCAAATCAACCAAATCATCAGCCAATCTCATAGCCTCATAAGAGTGCATATAGAGTAACTCTTCATCAATGTGAGCCTTATCTGTAAATGGGTCTACAATATAACTACTCAAGTTAATATGAATCAACCTACAGCTATCAAATGGACCCATTGGTATTTCACCACAAGGATTAGTTCCAACCATCTTGAAGTCAGGATATACACCATCAGGAGAATAGTTGTGCATTGCTCCTTCAAACATAATCCCTGGTTCAGCAGTATTCCAAGCACAGTGCATGAGAGTATCCCATAACTCCCTTGCTCTTACCTTCTTAATAAAAGATACATTCTTATCTATTAAGTTTCCAAAAGGAACCAACTCACCATAAGGTATTTCCTCTCTTACTTTAGGTAATTCTACATCAACAGGAAATCTTAGGTAATACTCCTCATCATTCACTACAGCCTGCATGAACTCATCAGTAACCTTGACTGATATATTAGCTCCAGTTACTTTGGTTAAGTCTTGCTTCTTAGTTATAAACTCCTCAATATCAGGATGATTGATACTCATACTTAACATAAGAGCACCTCTTCTTCCATTCTGAGCTACTTCATTGGTTATATCTGAACATACATCCATAAAAGATGCTGCACCAGTTGAAGACCTTGCTGCATTATTAACCTTAGCTCCTCTTGGTCTAAGCTGAGATAAGTCATAACCAACTCCACCTCTTCTCTTCATAAGTTGGGCTTGTTGACTTCTTGTCTTCATTATCTCTGCATAACTGTCCTTTGGACTGCCTATTACAAAGCAATTACTAAGACTTACCAATGCTCCAGTTCCACAACCAGACATAACTGAACCTCCGGGTATAATATACTTGAAGTCCTTGAATAACTGATAGATAGCCTCTTCATCAAGTTGTGGTCTAACATAGCCATAGTTTGATAAATTACTAAAAGCCCTATTTATATTACTCTTCCAGTTATAATTACTTTCTACTCTTGCAAATTCCTTAGCTAACCTTCTGTGTGTATCATCAGGAGTTTGTTCTCCTTCTGCTGCATACTTATTCCTCCAAGTTGAAGCTGCCAGTTCATCTCCTTTAAAATATTCTAACTCTGTCATGCTGGTACTAAATTCTTTATTTCCATAATACAATCATTTGCCATCACTTCCTTACTATATTTCAAGTTAGGATTAGTAAGATAATAATTTAGGTCTGTAAGAATCTTCCTCCAATCCCTATATATCTTACCTGTTTCATCCTTTAAATCTACCATACCAAAGTTTCCATAGAATTCCCACACAATAGGAGCAATTGTCCTTCTGTTGATAACAATGAATTGATAATGTTGAATCTTGAACTCACTGAAATAGGGGTCTCTCTTAATACATTCTTGAAGAATATATGTATATAGCTTAGCTTGAATATCATATCTCCAGTGAGCAAAGGAGTCTTGAAAGTTCTCCTCAGGATACCCAGTAGTCTTTAAGTCTATTGGATAGATAATCTTATTATGGTGGTCCACAATAAGTTCATCAAACATACATCTCACTGGTATTCCATTCCATTCAGCTTTGAATTTCAATTGAAACACCTTCTCAATATCAGTATTCCAAGGGTCTATATAAAAGAAATCCTTGGTTATTGAGTTGGTTCTTAATTCATCAACACACAGAGACACATCATTATAATCTTTTTGGGATAATATAGTCTTGTCTCCTGCCAGTGCAAGTAGTGAATAATACTCATTGCAACTCTCTTTTACCTTCTTTATTCTGGTAGCTTTATAAGAGTCTCCTGCATAATATCCATTGGCTACAGCCACACTACTAATCACTTCATCATCAATAGTATCTACCCTTCTGTGTGTATCTCTATACTTGGAGAATAATACTTTGGTAATACTTATCAGGTTATCTGATAGATTAGGGAATTCACATACAATGAATCTCTCAGCAAAGGCTTGTTCCCCATCAGTAAGCATACAATCCACTGCACTACCAAATAATAATGCTGGACTATCTACCTTATCAAAGAGAGAACTGAGATTTCTCCATCCTTCCCTTTCAAATCTTGATAATGTAGAGTAACTGATTGCAGGGTCTTTCCTGTACTCTTCCTCTGTTACATTCCAAGATAGTTCTTTAATACTCTTCATCATAGTATTCCCCCTCTATGTCTTCTTCCCATTCATTACTGGGAACTTCAAGCTGGGTTAAATATACATCTACCTCAGCCTTTAAATTACTTAACTCTGTCAAGTCTACATCAAGGTACTCTTGTTTAGGATTTTCACTCTTGATATTCTTCCTTGTCTTGAATATTGCTGAATCTACTAAGTCCTTGAGTGACTCAAAATCTCTGCTCTGAATAAACTGTTCACCTAAAGTTATATCACTCTTGGGTAAACTGTTGAGCAATTTCCTCATTCTTTCTATGGCTTTCATCTTTAATAATTTGAATAAATTCTAAGAGTTGTTTCTTAGTAAAGACCTCAAAGATAAGATAATTTTCTTTATCTGGCAAATTCTCTATATGTTTCCTGAACATCTTAAATTTGTAAGGAAACACATCATTGACCTGTCCTTTTACTTCAATAATTACCTTTAAGCCTTGATACTCCATGTAGAAATCTGGGGTATAAGTAATATTAATTAGCTTCTTAAGGTTTAGTATTGTAGCCTTAGCTTTATTACGGGTGTAAAAAGGTACAGTAGGTCTAAACCCTTCCCAGATTGTATAAGTATGGGTTTCATATTCAGGCTCAAACCCATGTTGAAGCAAGGTCCTATAGACCATTGCCTCCAGTTTAGACTTGAATACAATCTCATTATAGGAAGTTATAGTTGCATTTCTTATTTTCTTATTCATATCTCCATATAAAATTTTTAGCAGTTATAGCTTTACCTCTAAGACATTTTCCAATTTGGCAATTATTTGCTCCAGTTTTTCTTGAAGCATCACTAACAGACTTGAACTTATTAAGAAGAACTCCTTCTAAACTGTATTGACACACAATTCTCACTTGATAATCTCCTTTGGTAAATCCACTTTTTCTATTATACTTCTTACCTAAATTAGTTTTTCCTCCTTTTGCACAAATTTCTTTACCTCTTTCAGTAGAGAAAAACTCCTTCATTTGTTGAGATTTGAATTGCTTATATTCATCAGTATGATGATAACCATTTGTACCATCACCCCCATTAGTCAGGTTATAGGATATACCTAATCCCTTATAATGTCTGATAAGTTCAATCTCCAATCTCTTGGCTCTTTCTTCCTCTACATTAGTAAATAAAATCTCATGCTTAAAATTTTTCCAACCATATTTTCTTATGGCTCTCTTAAAATAGGTAGAATTTCTGTAGTTATCTCCATGTCTCCATCTTGTTTCAACATCTTGACTTGTGATTCCTACATAAACTCTACCTATAGGACTTACATGCCTGTAAATAGTAAATAATCTATCCATATCTTTTTTTTTTTTACAAAGATATGAAAAATATTTTAGATTTGCAACTCTCAGATTTAAACTTTATCCTTCTGTTTTCCATCTCTTTTAAATAATTGTTTCATGGGTTCCTCTAAGATTTTCTTTGCTGTAATAGCATCCTCTAATGTTCTAAATGCAGCAAAATTCTTGAAGTTCTTGATTTTATTCAAGTCCTTAATCTTTATTATTTCTCCGTTTAAAGAACTAATAACATAAATCTCCTTACTGTTCTTAATGTGATTATCATATTTTTCATCGAGTACAATAGCTACCTCTCTTAACATAATTGAAAATACAGCAGCAGGATAGATTGTATATAGATTACTAAGGTATTTTCTTAGATTCTCTACATTCCAATGAATTCTGTCAGCAAGATGTTTTATGTAGAAGTAGGGTTCTGTGGGAATTTCTTCATTTTCCACTTCCTTAATTATGCCTTCTTTGATAAGAAATGGAATACTTTCCTCACAGACAACTACAGTGTAAAATGGCATGAAACCATAAGCACTGTTCATTCCAAAGGCAAATGTATTACCCATTTCCACTTCCTTACCAGTCTTCACAAAAATAAGTTTCTTCATACTTTTCTTTTTTTTTTAATTAATATTCTTGGAACCAAATGATTGGCTCTCCATATTTTTCTTTAGTTAATTTGCTTACTTCTTGAAATACAGTAGATGGCATCCTTTCCTCTTGCCTTGCATAGTATGCAGGATGCTTCTCTTCCAGTATTATATTAGTGTTCTTATTAATGTAAGGTTTAAGTGTTTTAGCCTGTTCACCAAATAGAACATATATAATACCAGTCTGCCACTCTGATAAATTCTTTAGTAACTTGGTCATGAAAGGTCTCCACATCATTGTGTGGCTACCTACTTTATTCACTTCACAAGTCAGTGCAGAATTAATCATTAGTACTCCTTGTTTAGCCCAACTCTCTAAAGTGGGGTCAAAGATAATACCATTATGTGGAATTTCAAAATTAATGCAAGCCTCTTTAACTATTTCAAGAGAAGGAGACAACTTAGTCCCCTCCTTGTTTCCAAACAGGACACCAGTAGCCACATCCTTTTGTGGATATGGGTCTTGCCCTATCATTACAACTTTGAGATTATTGTAAGGGCATAGATTAAAAGCCTTAAATATATCAGGATATGCAGGGCAAAGTAAGTCTCTTTTAATTAAACTTACCTGTCCTACTACCTTATTTAATTCTTTTATATCTATAACCCTTACCCATCCACCAAAATATTCCTCAAATGTCATACTATATAGGTCATTTGTACAACCTCATCAAGATGCTCCAGAAGGTAATCATTCATAGCCTCATTGCTGAATGTAGAAGGAGTTGGCTTTTTAGGTTTTACTATGAACCTATCAGTCACATCAGCTACTACTATCTCAGGTAATGGCTTAATTACTTGAACAAAGCCATTTTGATTCCTTATAGCAATATTAATATCCTGAGCAGTAACTCCAATGTTATTTGTATCTACCATGATACCCTCCTGTACAAATGCAGGAATGACTGTCTTAATAATACCCTTTTCAACTATACCCTTACTTACAAAGACCTTTGGATTCACATAGATTCTACCAGTTTTGTAGTGTAGAATTCTATCCTCCATAACTCCATGAAGTGTGTACAGTATTAATAAGTTATAATCTTTGTCAAGGATATAACCATTACCACCATAATACACCTCACCAGTGTTAGTTGTAATCTTCATAAGCCTGTTTCTATTATCATTCATCTGGAATGTCTTGAAGATTGCATTTTCAGTTCTTCTTGATTGAGGATAACTATTCTCAAATAAAGCAACAGCCATTTCCTTTAAACTATTAGGCTGATTGTAGTTACTCAATAACCCTTCCTCAACCTTGTACTTACACATTAATGGAACATCAATCTCTGGTCCACTAATATCTACTCTTAAGAATAGATTGAATACATTATGGTTTTCAAATGCAAGATTAGGTTTAATATAGTCTGGGGATTGAATAGCACCTCTATTCAGGAATATATAATGAAGTTGCCTGTTTAATTGTACACTTATTGCCATTACATTTCTACTTTAAAGTACATTGTATCAGCAGAATATTGAGTCATAAAAGGTACATCCCTATCTATAATAGGATTACATTCATTAGCCACGAAGTTTACAAACAGATTAACCATTACTGATGCAATCATATTTGCCATGAATGTTGTCTGTTTGTAGCTACAGATAGTTTCATCTGCTACTGCATCACTGAACAACCATCTATTCTTATATTCAACTATAGCTCTTTCATCATTGCCTTGAATGGCAAAGACTTGAAATTCTTCTGCTGCCAATCTACCATCAATGAATAAACATTTAGACCTCTCTCCCTCAGGTTTATTACCTACATGCTCAAGCCATTTATCAAAGAACAGGCTCCTTGCTTCCATGTTATCAAAGCCACAAATCATAATATCTGTAGCTTCACTCTCAGCAGTAAATCTTTCTTGATATGCTACACTGTTATAGTAGTTTGCATATACTTGTAACATCCTATGAAGGGAGCTAACTTTTGCTTGTCCTAAGTCACCACTACCATACAATTGACCAGACATATTAGCCTGTTCAACTATATCTGGGTCATATAAATATAATCCAGCAGGTTTTAGTCTTGCAAGTAGGAAACCAACATAACTTCCAATACCTCCTACACCAGCTAATGTAATAGTCTTAGACTGAATGGCACTATACCAGATAGCTCCACTGAATCTACTTGTAGCTTCATCTACAAGCAAACTACCTGAATTGGGTGGAATCACTACTTCCTCAGCAGCTAATGCAGCTTCAAGTAATGCTTCTCCTTGTTCATCAATCTCTACAGGAGCATCCTCAGTATTCTGAGCATCACGCAACAGATTAGACCCATCCAATGTTACTACAAGAGTTCTATCAACCATAGGAGTTTCTACATTCACTGCACCAATGGTTACTAAATAAGCACCACTTGCATGTTGCTCCTCATGAATAATTTCCCAATCACCACTCATTAATAGAGCTACTGCTCCATTTAACTCAGATGCAGGACTATACATTAAACTCTCTTCTGGAGTCCCTGAATGAACAGTCTCCAAATGTTCATCAACCATTTGGTTTATAGCACTTTCTAATACTTCATCTTCCATAATCAAATAATATAATCATCCATTAATTTGATATAAACACTTAACCAAGGATTCTTTGGTAATTTCTCAAGCTCTTCTCTTACATCATGTGCCAATAATGCAGCCATAGTAGAATCATCATTATTAATAACTGCCATGACATCTTCATCATAGGTATAATTGATAAGATAATCTACATAGTTTGATGCAAAGTATTCAAACTCTTTGACACTTCCAAATCTCCTTCTATAAAGACTCTCCATAGAATTAGCCCACTTCTTGACATCAACTGCACTTTCATTTGAAATGATAATACTTGATGTAACAAGTTGCCTTACAATAGATTGCACTATGTCTTCATCTACTGTTACAACACCATAAGGAATGTCAAGATTCTCTTCCTCAGGCTGGTCAAAAGGCAATTCACCTTGTTTAACAGGTAATTGCTTAGCTTCATTAGCTTTATACCAGCCTCTTCCTTCTTCCCCATAGTATTTATCTTTATCCATAGGAAATGTACTCCCCACTTCCTTGGTTGGGGCAATGTTCTTTCCATAGTTACCATATTGAGGATAACCACCTTTATATACAGGAGTAATAGCCTTCTTCTTAGACTCTTTGATTTCCTTGATTCTTTCCATCATTTCAGTCTCAAAGTCATCAGTTGCATCCTCAAATACTATATCCAAATTGAACCATTCAAGTTTCTCTTCTTCAATATCAAAGGTCTCTACTCCCTCTCTTACTTCACCATTCCAAGTAGGATAAGTGTATTTCTCAGATACAGTCTGTACACATTTGTACTTCCTTGTAACACCAGCAGTATATTTACCTGCATTATTCACAATCAAGGATACAAAGTGAGCCATATCATTACCTTCTGCACTTAGAGTAGCAGTATCAGTGCCACTAAAGAAAGTAGCCATGTTATTATGACTATGGATTAATCCTTGGTATATTCCCTCTTCCAATAATTCAGGATGGTCTACCATATATGTAGCCATATCAGGAGATACATTGAACTCAGTATATGTACTTGTACCAATGTCCATTTGGAACAAATCCACACATCTTATAGTTAGGGACTTATCTTCAAAAGCTCCCTCAACTTTATAGAACAAGACACCTGACCATTCTACATCCCAAATGTTCTTGCATAAAAATCTTATCTTTTTCTCAACCTCTGCTGGGATGACAATCTTAAATATATCCTGTCTGTGGACTAACTCCAGCACTGGTTTCACTTCTTTCTTCTCTTCCATATCCATAATTTAATATTCTCAACATGCTACATACAATAGCTTCAATATATTGTAAATTCAGTATCCTCGTTCTATTAAGAGACTCCTCCTCTGAGGATAGTACTCCATCAATAGTCAAGGTAATTTCCCTACCTTTGAATGTACAGATTTTCTTTCCTACATATCTCTGATAGTCATCACTACTACCCCTTCTTACTGCTCTTGGTATATAGACTTTACCATTGGTTATAATACACTCCTTGATAATACTATTACTAACAAGGTCAGTATAACTAATATCAAAAGTATGCTTGTTATATTCAGTATTATACCAGCTAATAAATTCATTACTGATAAGAACCACTGTATCAATGAAGGACATTCCTATCCCATAACTTCCATTACTATAGTTGAACCTAATCTTCTTAGTCTCCAGAAGGTATTTAATGAATAGCTTGAATTGCTCTCTTCCAAAGGCACTATTCCAAGGAACCACACCTCTAAGAGATTGCATAGAGAATTTATCTTTAGCATCTCCCATCTCTGGTGCAGGAATATTCTCAAGTCTGTGGTATGGAACTCCATCAATAGATTCTACTCTTACATACCTATCAAGCTCCAGACATAATAACTGCCAAATGGCTTCATCATATCCTATAACTAATGTAGAAAGAGAAGAATTGATAGGTCCTCTACCAGTACAAGGTGTTTGGAAATTCTCAAAGTTACTTCTTGGAATAGAAGATACATGACTGTGCATATACCCTCCCTTAAAGTGGTTTAGTGGATAATTAGACCTGTTCACTCCAAAATATCCCTTACCTTTTCCCTGCCAATTAAATGGAACTTTAAGCCATAACTCCTTAATATCAACATACTTATCATACTCATTTGTAATCCTTACTGTAGGAAAATAAATAAGAATAAATAAGTCATTGAACATAGTATTAGCAATCTTCTCCTTTATTATTGGCAAGAAATATTTAGCCAATGCAGAGTCACTTACAACAGTTTCATTATTAGCACCTTCTGCTGTCCAAGAGAGATTTATTATATCTCGGTCCTCCTTATTCATGTTTTGGTAAGCAGAAGAATCTACTATATTACTCCATTCCATAAATGTTCCCAAGGAGGTTCCACTAAGATATGTATATAATTCATCCTCAGTAGGAAAACCCTGCATATCTACTCTCCCTTCACCAAAAAAGTCTCGAAAGAACTGTAGGATTTGATTTGGTCTTTCCATGATACTATCATATAGTTCATGGACTTGTTTCTTTATTTCTTCGGTCATTGCATGATAAAAAAAATGAGGGGGAAGGCTTATTCAGCCTCCTCCCTCACTGGTTTCTACTTAATGAACAAAGTCAAACATCTTGTTTATTTCTGACCTTGACATCTTTTTAGGTTCTTTGTAATCTGTACCTTTCAGTTCAGCCATAGCTCTGTTATAGGTAGCTTCTTCGATGGTATCACTACCATAAAGACCTTCCAACAGAACTTCTAATGCACCTGCAACATTACCTTCAGGAATTGAACTTTCCTTAGATATTTCTACTTCTTTTGTAGCTTTCTCTTCTACAACTACTTCCTTCTTCTCTTTTACAGGAGCAGGTTTTGAAGAGCCTTCACCCAACAGGTCAATCAAGTCCTGAGTTTTACACATAGTGAAGTTCTTTCCGAACCTTTTTACACACTCATCCTGCAAGCCTCTTGCCTTGATTGCATTGTAGGCTTCTGCCCTTGACATAGCACCAGACTTGATTTTCTTTTCAGGTGCAGTCAGCAGGAATGTCAAATCATTTACTACCTGTCCTTTGTAAGGAATGTTGGTAGGAAGGATAGAAGCATCATCTTTCAATTCTGCTCTCAAATGACCTTCAAAGAATGTCATTCCTTCATATTCAATACCTGCTTCTCTCATTTCTCTTTTCAACTCACCCAGTGTAGTTGCAGTAGATGCTTGAATAACTTTTTGGGACTGAGTTTTGTTGTTGATGATGGTTACTTTTCTAAATTCCATGATTTTTTTTTTTTAGTGATAAAACATTACCTATTAAATAGGCTTAAAATTATTTCTCTGAATTGTTCTTTGTCTCCTATTGTTTTATAGAGGTCTGAGACATCTTTTCCTCCTTCAAAATGTGGCAATACTATGTTAGTGAACCCAGTGGATGCTGATAGTTTCTCTCCATCTATGAGACCAGCTTTATCATTATCCAATAAGATAAATACCTCCTTGTATCTTCTTTTGAGTTCATTAACAGCAGTATCACTAATACCATAGCCCTCTCCTTGAATAGCCAATGCTGGTATCCCAGTGTTTGCCCATAGACATAAAGCATCTTTCATTGAGGAACAGATACATATCTTATCCCCAAATTCAGGTACTTTAGTCCATAAGCTAATTACTGACCTATCATGCCTGTTGGACCACTTATATCCTTTCTGATTGAATGGTTGATATATCTTTAAAGTGACTTTTCCTTCCTTATATTCTACATAAGCATAAGCATATTTATCTGCTGGGAAGACCATTTTGTTCTCTCCTTTTATGATTATTTTATAGGATATAGGATAAATGTCAGCATATTTCAACCACTCTAAAGTGATACCAAATGAAGCCCAATACTCAAGGTCATACTCTCTCCATTCCCTTGTCTTACATTGTAAATCAAGGTTAGAACTGTACTCCTTAGTAGTGACAATCTTAGGTTTACCTAATGCACTATAGCCATTAGTCTTAGTAATCTTGGGTAAGTCCTCCCAAACATGTGCAAGCACATCATTGTAACTCTCCCCCCAATACTTACCTAATAAATCAAATGTTCCTCCTCTATCTTTTGTAGCCAAGTCTGTCCAATGTATCTTCTGACCATCTATGCTATAAAAACCAAAGGATGGATGGTTATCAGGTCTTAATGGACTTGATATAATTGTTGGTATCTTGTCTACTCCAAAATAATAGTTCAGAATATCTAACTCTGATACCTTTGATAAAATCTCTTCTAATCTGATATTAGGTTTACCAATACTAATAGCCATAATTCTAAATCTTTATGTTATTAACCCCAAGGAGTTGCTGTAGGAGCTGTTGCTGCTCCTAATGGGTCATTGTCAGGTGCAGTAAATGAAGTAGCTTCTACTACATTTTCATGCAAAGGTTGTGTAGAGAACTCTGTATTAGGAGCACCACCTGCATTCTGAAACTCAGTGATTGCAGCATCAATCCTACTGTAATCTGTTACAGCATTCTTAGCAAACTTCCTTGTAAATACAGCCTGATACTGTCTTGTACCATTCTCATTATCTACAGTTCTGATACCTACTGCACCTTTAACTGTATATGCTGCAGCAAGAGTAACAAGCTCTTTAAGCTCTTTTACATCACCCTTGAACAGAGCTGCCATATCCAGAGAAACCTCACTGTCAGAGGGGTCTTCCTTCATAATCCACTTACCATCTTTATAGTTGGCAGGATTAGGAATATTCAACCACTGAATAAGGAAGTCAACCAAGAATTCCTCACCCTGCCATGCAGGTCTATAGTCAGCACTGATATTGGCTGGTCCAGAAGAGTATTGTGGAATAGACTTGGACTGTACTTCTTCTTTTGTAGCCCATGCAGTTCTACCAAACTTATCAATAATCTGATATTTACCACTTGTCTGACCAACCTTATAATCCTTAGTCAGCATAAAGCTGATAGGAATAAGCAATTCAATGCCATTGTTCAACTTAGCATCAGGAGCAGTCTTTGCGTAGAATACCACCCTTACCTGTTCCTTACCTTCATCAGTTTTACCAACATATTCAGGGTCATTCTCAATCTCTCTACCTGTGAGAGCTTCTAATTCTGCCTTAGTAGGATTTACAGCTACAATATTGAATGCAGCCATACCTTTGTACATCTTGAAAGAACCTTCAACTGATTCTTTACCTACCTTAACAGCCATGAAACTTTTGTTTAAATTCTTCATCTTAAATTACTGATTTTTAGTGATTAATCCTTGAAAGGCATTTCATCTGCCACTTCTCCAAATGGATTTGCAGGTGCTGCCTCTTCTGCCAATGCAACTGCCTCAGATGCAGGTACTTCTACCTCTCCTACAACCTCTTCTGAAACTTCTCCTTCTGGAGCTGCTTCTGTTGCCTCTGCTACTGCCATGATACCAGCAAGAACTTCCTCAGAAGTGAAACCACCAGTCATAGTCTTGATAGGAGCTTCAAAGCCTTCAATAGCTTCATTGATTACACCCAGTTCTTCCTGTGCTTTCTCAATCTTCTCTACCAGTTTGTCCCTTTTAGTTCTCAAACTCTTAGTGTTCTGGGCTGTTCTCTTTACAATAGCCAGTTCAAACCTTGATAATTCTTTTCTTTCCATGTTTTCTTTTTTTTTATACAAATTTCCATATATAATTATCAGCACTTTTTCTTCTACCATAACAACATTCTCCAATAAGTTTGCCCTATATAACTTTTACCAGAAGGGGAAATATATCTGTAAATAATGCCAGTAATCATATAAATACTTGTATTTAATTTATAAAAATTATTTGTCTTTGCCCTATCTCATTGGGCTTACTTTGAAGTTTATTTATGGTGTATTTTCTTTCATAATATCCTAATGCTTCCATAAAGAAAGGCTCAAACATTCCATTCTTTAAAAGGAAAGTAATGAATACTGTTGTTTCATAATAAGGTTTATCATGCTCCAAACAGTAATTCATTAATAGAATATTTACATCCATTTCAGTCAGTCCACCAAAGGCTGCAAGCCTACTAATCCTGACCACTTCATCCCTACCCATAATATTCTTGTGCTTTCTCAACTACAAGACCCAAATCATTGGGAATATATAGAGGAAACATGCCAACAGGACTCTTTGCAGGATATACTCCATCATCATTGGTAACAAATTCTCTGATGGATTTCTTCTCTTTGGAATCAAAGGAAGATTTACCATAAAGAACCACTTCAAACTTACCCTCAGGGGTAATATATGAATCAACCATGTTACCAGTACTCTTATATTTATAAGAGATACTATCACCATTCTTGTCTTTATACTCTTCATAGTGAGCAAGACAAATCATGTTCTTATTCTCTGGTACAAGATTGATTGCATCAAAGATTAATCCCATGCCATAACCAATCTGCTTAGGAGTGTCCCAACCACCTTTCATAGCATTCTTCATATAGAAATCCTGACTGATATAGTTCATATCATCAAGTACTATATTAGTGAAAGGAGAGTGAGGGCTGGCTAACATTTCAATGATTTGAGCAACTTCTTTTGCATCATTGGTTATAATTCTGTTACCCTTACCAATCTCTTTGAGAGTAGTAACTTGATACTTACTTCCACCCCCTCTAAAAGGCAAGGGCTTATTCACACAACTTATCAAATAAGTCACTTTAGGGTCTAACCCTTTCAATCCAAGCTCTGGTATCTCTCCAATAGAGGTTGACTTACCAAAACCTGACTTAGCTAAAATCAATGCTTTCATTCTTCTTATTTAAAATTTAGTCTGCAAAGGTAATCAATTTAATCAACCTATGCAAATTCATCTTCCACTTTCTTACTCTGGCTTTTCTTATAGAGACATTCATGAAAGTATAGTTAGTCCTCCTTCTTACAACTGTCTCAATATATTCAAGACACCTTTCCAGTTCAGGCTTATTATTGGGTAATGGAAGCTCAGTAAATGTACTCACTGCTCCATCAAAGAACAATGGACATATTTGACCTCCTGCTCCATTATCTCTATCCTCAATAACCTGCATAAACCTTATATTGTTTTTGAATTTGGTCACATCATAACCTTCATACTCCCTTAGACCATACTTAAATGGACTATACAAACCAAGCACCAGATTTGCATCTCTGGTAGTAGTCTTACAATCTGCAAGACCATCTGATGAAGGCATCATCTTATTCAACTTCTGATTCTCAATTCCTTCCTGAGCCTGAGCTTGATGCTGGATTGCAGTGATATTGAAATCAAATTGGTCTCTCTGAGTGATGAAATACTTACTCATCTTCTCAATAGTCTGCATTTTGTTCATACCACTTTCTGACATCAGATTTGAATAGTTGTCTAAGATAATTTCAACATATTCATCCTTGTCATCTGGTTCATAAAAGTCTATAACCTCTCTTTCCTCCTCAAGTCCAGCTTCATTCTTCATGATAACCTTCTTGAAGTGGAACTTTCCTCTACTCAAAGCAAAATTCCTACAATACTTGTTGATTCCTGTAGGATTTCTCTCAGAGTCAATATAGATTATAGTCTCCCTAAACTTCTGAATATATGTTACATACCTTTCAGATGCAAGTAAGTCTAATATCTCTTGAGGAACTGGTCTATCAGCAGAAGTACTCTTCAAGTCAGTTGGACTTATTCTTATTCTATCAAGCCTGAATAACAGGTGACATAAGAATTCATAGAACTTTTCTTCCTTACCCATTTCAAGGGTAAAATAGAGTATCTTCAACCTTAGTTGGTCAGGGTGCTCAATTGCATAGAAGAAGGGTTCATAAACAAGCATATAGTCAGCAAGTTTTGATTTTCCTCATACCACTATAGTTTTCACTACACATGACTTTAACCACAGTTGAAAGCCACAGCAAAGCATCATGTTTTGTGGTCTGGACTATGTCTTCATCCTACTATTAAATAGGAGCACCTGCATTTAGTCTCTGGGGCTGAATCTATACTCAAGGTATAGCCTATGCCTCCTCAAGTTAGCATATCAATTTTTTTTTTTGACTTAGCTTCCGAGGATATTCAGGTGTTACATCTATAGATTACTCTATAGTAGGGCAGTGCCTATAATTATTATATTTGGTATTTTGTTTGTTAGATTTAACTTCGAGTGGTGGTAACTGTTCAAGTTTATAAGAGAACCTATATCCCTTACATTGTTGATAAGTTCCATTAGTTACCCTACATATACTTGAAGGAGAGATACCTAATTTAGTAGCTGTATCTTTCAATCCCAGAGGGTTCTTAAATAACAGATTCCCATCTAAGTCATAAATATACAAAGTAACAGGATTGAAATTAAAATCAAGCTTGCCTTCTTGATGTAACCTTCTTCTTGTTTCACCTTGTTTAATTCTTGACTCCTTAGATAGAATATTCCTTTCTACTTTCTTAGTAATATTATATTCTCCTCCTAATAAATCTAAACAATATTGTTCTCTTTCAGTCAATATAGATTTATCACACAACTCTAATATGAACCATTCAAAACTCTCCTCACCATACTTATTCCATGCACTCTGCAAATGAGCATTTTCATGCTTATTATGCCTTAATAAGGCAAAGTGTTTCAATAATCTTTGGTAAAGATTCTTTGAACTTCCTATGTAAGTTTTATTATTAATCTTATTTTCTATACAATAAATACCCGATACTTTCAAATCTCTTGTTATCTTTTCCATACTATAATATATTTGTTAGTGCAAATATAAAACAATACTTCCAACTATACAATAGATTAAATAAATTATTTAGCTTTTACCTTTTGATTTGCAGTAATAATGTTATACCTTCTTTTCTCTATTCCTGGGAGCCACACTCTTAATCTTGGGAAAGACAATGGAATACAATTTATCTTGCCATCCAGTATCCTCTGTCTTCGGAGTATTAACTTCTCCAGTGCCCTATCAAATGAATCCTTCTCTTCCATATCAATTTAATGTAGATGTCCAATTATCAGTGAGGTCACTTTCCTGACCAGCATTCTCAATGTAATTAGCCAGCTCTGAGATAGGTACTTTAGTACCATCCTTTACCTCTTCTTTCCAAATGAAATATTGAAGCAATCTCATGAACTTATACTCTCCATTGAAGCCAGAAACATAGGCTTGAGTTGCATTGATGATTTGTTCATCAGTGTAATCATTCCCATACTTCTTAAAGAAAGTCTGTAACTTCCTCTTAATGTCAGTTTTATTCCCTCTCCAATACTGATTGTTAAAGTTCTTTCCTTCTGGATAAATGGATTGAAGTTGAGGTACTAATGCTTCAATTCTTTGATTGAAGTCATCAGTCCCCACAGACTTATCAGAGTCAAGAATAATATTATTTACCACATTATTCCCTGTAGAAGTAACAAATAACCCTACAGGAAGATGTGTTTCCCTATCATAACTTGTACTAATAAGTCCTTTTTTCTTCAACTCACTTTCAGCAGCATTGAAATCTACATTGTTTTGAATAGCTATCATAAGCAAGACCTCTCCAAGAGAAACCCCACTCTTTTCAATAACCTTGTCATTCAATGAGATTGTCATACTACTACCCAATCAGCAATTCAACATGAGCTTCCTCAACTTTCACAGTCTGTTCACAAGCCTCCACAGATTCATTCACAAGTGCAGCACAGTTCAAGAAATATTTCTCAATTTCTTTGTAAACCTTTGCAGCAGTAGCAAATGCTTTACCCTTTGCTCTGGATTCTGCAATCCTCTTACTTACCTCTTCATTGAAGGCATCTTCCTCATTGCACCTTGCAATGGCTCTTACCTTGAATGTGCCATCGAGGTCTACAAGTGGAAGATTATCCCACATTTTGGGATAAATATCAATCCATGCAGGATGTTTCTGCAACTGCATATCACACTCCAGAACACAAACTACCACCTTCTTCTCAGGATTTACAATGTAGTTTGCTTTAGTAATTTTAACTCTGTTTCTCATACTTTTATTTCACTTAAATTTGTTTTTACAACCAACTCTGGATTATAGTCCTCAAGCATCTTTTCAACCAACTCCTCTTCCCTTGTACCACTAAAGTAAGGGATGATAATAATGGGGTCTTTGTGCCTGAGTATTCTACCCAATCTTTGTTTAATGATAATATCACTGCTGTTTAGATTAGCATATAAACCAACTCTGCAATCTACAAGGTTCATACCTTCATTCAGCATATTACATGCTGTAATGTGGTCCAACTTCTTGTGATTAAACATATCAAGTACCATAGAGGATTCCTTGTTCTTACTGTTAATACAGTTTTCCCCTAATATTTCTGTCTGCTCAATAGAGCTACAGAATGTAAGTACCCTCTCTGATTTCAGCTTCTCCAGAAGAGATAGGATAATAGGGTTCTTTAATTGTGAAAGGAATTTGAGCCTTTGACCTGCAAGGAATAACCATTTTGTCTTTACTCCTTCATTTCTTGTTCTCATATATTGCCTCTTCCAGAACTCTATCTTGTTTCCTAACTCCATCACATACTGATATTCAGTGCACTTAATATGCACCTGAATAGATTTATCCCTTAAGTAAGACCATCTATCTTTATATAGACATTCTTTGATAATCTTAGCTTTGGGATGTTCAATCATAGTATGTACAGCATGTGTATTATCAAGTTCAAGAGGGATAAGGAACACTCTTGGGTCAGGAAGGATTTCATTGTCTATAGCCTCCTTCATCTTCACTGTGTAACATTGAAAATCAGGAAACAACTGACTTAGTTCCCACTTCATATCTCTGGTTACTGTAGCTGAAAGCATGATAGAATGATGTATTTTCATTGTAGATACAAATTCTCTACATCTTTCTGACATGTGTTGCACTTCATCAAAGATGACTACATCCCACTCTTCCTCTACATGTTTATTCAATCCTACATAAGTACTGAATTGTACTCTTTCAAGCCAAGATTCTAATCCCCACTTAATAAACTCCTCTTTCCAGTTATTTATCAAGACTAATCTTGGTATTACTATAAGTATGCTACTGGGATTATTCCTTAAAGCCAAATCAATACCTATCTTAGATTTTCCGAAAGAAGTTGGCAACTCACAGAGTATAGAACTACTCCTTATATTCATTATCTCTTCCTGAGCCTGTTCTCTATCCATATCTCTTTACTATATTCTTTAGTTTTTCTACATATTGCGGGTCTTCTGCATAACCTACTTTAATCAAAAATTGGTAGTAATCATCCGGGGGTTTGTATCTATATTGTATGTAATTGAGATAGGCAACCACACTCTCACTCCAGTGGTCAAACTTGTAATAATCACCCTTGTAACTATTATAGAGTCCAAATAAATTATTGTACTCTTTGCAGACCTTAGACCTGAAATGACCTGTCTCAAGGATAGCTTGAGCATATACAATGTTCTTATGTTTAACATTATAATACTCTAAAGCCTCCATAAGATAATCATCAGGAGCTTCTGATAGTAAGAACTCTGGTTGCTGTAATCTCAACACATCCACCTTGTCAGGTCTCTCATACTCTCTCTTATAGTCTATATAATTTATATAATATAGACCTGCAATGAGACAGAGCATAAGAAAATTAACTATTCTTTGTTCCATAATTACAACTTGAAAGAAAGCTCTATATTTCAGTGCATAAGAGCTTTTTAATTTTAATCACAATCTTTCCTACATAAGTCTCCCCTTTTAAACTTAGAATATACTTGACAAGATACATTTCTGGCTTCATATTAGAAAATATGAAATATGTTACAAGAAAAGCCAAAAACAGTAAAATGTTAAGAACAGGAATTTGTTCAACAAGAATAATTATGATAAAAAACCATAAGGGTATTCTTATCTTAGACTCCTCCACAACCTTCATCCCATTATAGCATTTAAAATGGGTATCTTTCATAATATCCACTATTATTATAGTAAGAATTATACCAATAATAAACCAAGTCATGACTATTTACTTATGTCTTTAAATATTGTAGGAACTTGACCATATACTGGTAACTATATAGTAATCTTGTTGTCTAACTCAGAGGATAAAGGAAATATATTTTTTCTCTCCCTTCTTACTACCTCTTGAGCCTCCTCTAAGGTATTATATCTACCAAAGGAATGACCTCCAATTCTTACCCTATATTTACCATCCTCTATGGTGATGTTCCTACATTTAGTAGTACTATTCAGAGTAATAGAAACATTTTGAGCATTCTGCTCTTTGCTAACCTCTCTAAGATTATTTCTAACATTATTTAAGGTATTATGGTCAATATGGTCTACAACATTTTCAGGATTAGACTTCTCAAATATAAGATTATGAAGCCATATTTGCCTCCTAACCTTATTAATTTGAATTTTAGTCTTAACTCCATCAATATGCCCACTTGTATTCCTATTGATATGCCAAGTTCCTCTTATTGAAGCTGCCTTAGGTAAATCAACTTTGTCTATATAACATAATAGTTGAGTTCCTTTATAGATAATCTCTAAAGCTGCTACATTGTCATCTATTTCTATCACTCTGTTTTTCATACTATTTTCTTATTTTACTTAAATCCAAAAATGTAGAAGTATTCCCACCAGTGATTACTGTTGGTACAGTCCCATTCCATTTCTCAATCCACATCTTCTCAAGAATTGCTGGAGTAAGAGCTTGTTCTCTAAGTTGATTAGCTTCCTTCTCAGCTTTGGCAGCTACAATTAACTTCTCTGCCTCAGCCTTAGCTACAGCTACTTCATTCTGCACTCTCATTGCTTCCTGCACAGCCTTATTCTTGGCATTTACAGCATCTACAATGGTCTGAGGATATTTAAGACCAGATGTCAACTGTTCCAACTGAAAGTTTTCCTTATGCAATGCTTCACTAAGATGTTTTTCAATGGATTTCTCTATACTATCCCTATGACTTACTATATAATCAGTAGTAAAGCTATTGAGCTGTATTCTAAAGGCATCCTTTACATAGTTAAGCAGAGTTCCCGTAATAACATCATCAAGCTGCTTCCTATACTTCTTGAATACTTCTGGAGACTTAC